TTACCACATAGGTATTACTGCCTTGAGGAGTAACAAAAGTAACATTTACAGTAGTAGTACCTTGGCTTAGAGCGACCTCATTAGCTGCTCCGCCTCCGCCACCACCTGATCCGCCTCCACCAACAAATTGAAAAATAGTGCTTTGGGTAATATTTTGAATGGTTCCAGCATTATTAAAAATTGTAATATATGCAAATGGAAGAGTGCTATTTAAAGGAGTGGGAATTGCTGCATCTGCCGCAATAGCATTAGGAGTACCAGTAGTAGCAATTAAATTACCACTTTGATCCAGGGATAAAAGAACTTGCATGTACTCATTTGATGGCAAAGTAAGTAATGTAGAGCCCCCAGTTGAAGTCGTAATATTTCCACCGCTAGCAGAAGGAAAAGTTACTGTTCCAGAAGCGAAAGCAGGAATAACATTATTAATAAAAGAGATTGATCTATTTCTATTGGATTCAGGATTTGAAACAATAGCTGGTCCAATATCTACTACTAGACTTGGAGTGCTTGTTGCATCAACTCTAAGTGGCACAGTAAGATCTGCATTAATTGAAGCAAGTAAAATATCTAAGGTTTCACCGGCAACATATGGGAATAGTTGCTGGAGGATCCCTCTATACTCTATCTGTCTTGCATCTAACTCGATACTCATATAAACCTTATATCACATTAATTATTAACAATTGCTTGCCAAAATAATGAATAATTTGCAGTTGCTACAGGATAGTTCCATGTAGCGGTAAAACCGGTAGTTGACTGTGCAGTTATAGTAATTGGTTGAAATTCTGGATTTGTATCTGTAGAATTAAACATATTGCAAGTAACTGAATAACTTGTACTTGGCAATCCTGAACTAAAAGTAACGGATACACTTGTACCAGCACTAGAAATTGCTTGAGAACCTGATCTGATACCCGCAGCAGTTAAAAGTTGAGCAGCGGTACTAGCAACCAATAGGCCCGTAGAAGTAGCAGCAACAGGTCTTGTACCAGTACCAGCTAAACCTGCTATGGTCACATTTTGTGTACTGTCAACGGTAACTGCAGTTGTTAAGGTATTGGGAGTAGCTGCACTACTTCCAGCAGCAGGAGCCGTTTGGATTATTACAGATCCGCCTGCACCCGTACCAGTAGAGTTACCACCAGCGATGGTCATAGTTGCACCGGCAGTATTGCTTGTGCCTGTTATGATAGGAGAAGGTTGAATAGATGCATTGGTCGCAGTTGCACTTCCTTTAGCGCCTTGACCAAGAAACATGCTACTGATAGGTACTGTAGGTGAACCAATACTAAATTGACTTGCTGCTGTCGTTGTAGCTGTTGCTGTAATGCTACCAATACTGCCCAATGCTATGGAGGCAAAAGCGTTCTTTTGTCCAGAACCGATAGCGATACCATCTGTTTCAGAAGAAGTTGTAGAACCAATCGCAATAGTCCTAAGTGAACTAGCTGAGTTTGAATTAGCGGTAAAGCCTAGGAATACGTTATCGTGACCTGATGTTAAGGTTCCACCAGTCGTAGAGCCAACGGCTGTATTTTGTGCTCCAGTAGTAATTGTTCCAATTAAGTTTGGTAGTGATCCAAAACCGATAGCGGTATTATCTGTAGCAACCGTATTGCTACCCAATGCAGAAGAACCTACTGCTGTATTGTCTGTACCCTGTGTATTATTGCCAAGTGCATTTTGTCCAATAGCAACGATCGTACCTGTAGTATTTGATGCACCGGCCAAATTTCCTACTGCTGTATTATTCGCTGCAGTATTGAGTTGTAAGGCGGCAGAACCTATCGCGGTATTGCCATTATGGGTGGTTACAGCGGCAAGTGCGTTTTGTCCAATAGCAGTATTATCGGTCCCACTTGAAACAAGTATTCCGGCATCCCAACCAAAAAAACTGTTGTTTCCGCCTGCTGCTAGAGCATTACCTGCAGAAACACCTACAACGGTGTTGTGACCGCCTGTAAAAGATAGAGTGGTGTTAGTTCCACCGTATACAGAAGTATTACTAGATAAATATAAGAATCCATTACTACTTGCAGCAGTTGCCCATGCTGGTACTCCAGAAACTACTGTTAATACTTGACCAGTGGTACCGATAGCAAGTCTAGATGCGGTATTGGTTGCAGACTCATATTCTATATCACCGGTAGTAGTCATCGGTGATAGTGCATTATATGCCGCTGCAGCAGTAGTTTGTCCAGTACCACCATTTGCTATTGGAAGAGCCGTTCCAGAAAGAGTGACCGCTAAAGTTCCAGAAGTAGTAATGGGAGAACCAGAAACACTTAAAAAAGAAGGAACGCTTAAAGCAACGCTGGTAACTGTCCCATTAGTAGCAGGATTTACCCAAGCAGGGAGACCAGAAACTACCGTCAATACTTGGCCGGTAGATCCAATTGCTAATCTAGCCGGAGCAGGAGTTGCATTTTCATAAATAATATCACCGGCAGTTGTAAGAGGAGATAAAGCAACAAATGCTGACGCTGCGGTAGTTTGGCCAGTTCCGCCATGTGCAATTGCAATTGTTGTCCCATTCCAAGTACCAGAAGTAATGGTTCCAACAGATGATAGGCTTGATGCTGTTGTTAAGGCTGAAAGTGTGGTTAAAGTTGCATTGCTAGTTGCAACCAAAGAAGTTGCATTTCCAACTGAAGTTACGTTTCCAGTTAAGTTAGCGTTGGTAGTTACTGTACCAGCAGTAAAACTAGCAGCAGTTCCAGTGATATTTGTACCGACCAATGTGCTTGGGGTACCTAAATTTGGGGTAACTAATGTTGGAGACGTTGCGAGTACGACTGCTCCAGAACCAGTAGTTGAGGCAGCGGAAATTGCTGTTCCGTTACCCTGTAAAATACCGGTAATAGTGGTGGATACAGTTAAAGTTGTTCCGCTATATGTTCCTGCAAAACCATTTGCCGATGCCATCGACATAATTACTGCGCCATAAGCTCCATTGACAGAACTTACACCAGCAGCAGGGGTAGTGAGTTCCCATGCAGTACCGTTATAAATCGCTAGATCACCTACAGAGAAATTAAGACTAGCGCCACCGAATGCACCAGCTACTATTCCATTAAAGGCAGTACTTACGTAATAAACTTGACCAGTAGTACCTGTTCCATCTGCAAGCGCTGGAACGTTAGTCGCTGGATCGTAAAGACCCTGGTAAACAAACACGCCATTTGGCAACTGGGCGACTGGAACTTTTCCGCCGCTATCTAATGACGCAACGCCATTTGCGGCTCCCACTTCAGATTGCGTAACGTAAGTAGCGGATAGGCTCGGAATATCAGCGGCTACTAAAGCGCGGAAAGTGGGTTCAGCAGCAGAACCAGAACTTGGACCAGCAAATACCTTATTTGCCGTCTGAGTTTCTAAAGTAAGTGTCAAATTACCGGTGCTAGTAATTGGACTATTCGAAATCGCATAGATCGGAGTAGTACTCGCATCGGCTAAACCAACAGAAGAAACTGTACCGCTAGTCGCTGGAGTTTCCCAAGCAGGAACACCCGAAACAACGGTTAAAATTTGCCCAGTCGAACCAATTGGAAGACGTGCTGGGGCAGGAGTTGCATTTTCATAGATGATGTCTCCTTTTGTAGTCATTAGACCAGATGAAATCGTGGTCGTATCTACATAATTTTTAGTTGCTGCACCTTGTGCAGTGGTAGGATCAGCCATGTTGGTGATCTGATTTGCACCCATGTTGATCGCGCCTGACATTGTTCCGCCTGAAAGCAGAAGGTAAGTTGCAGATAAACTAGGAATATCAGCAGCAACCAGAGACCTAAATGTAGGTTGTGCAGCGCTTCCTGAGGAAGGTCCTGCGAAGACAGTATTCGCAGATTGAGTAGTAAGAGTCTGAGTTAAGGTACCTGAACTAGTTACTGGAGAGCCAGAAATACTATAGATTGGGGTTGTACTTGCATCAGCAAAAGCTACTGAAGTAACACCCGTAGCCGGTGCATTCGCCCATGCCGGTAAACCAGAAACGACTGTTAATATTTGACCGGTTGAACCAATACCAAGTCTTGCAGCTCCAGGAGTTGAATTTTCGTAAATAATATCGCCAGCGGTCGTCATTGGATTCGTAAATCCGCCCGAAGCCGCTTGCCATGTTGGATTCGCTCCAGCGCCATTAGATGTGAGGACGAAACCTGAAGTTCCAAGTCCAGAAACTTGTTCTAATGGACCAGTAGAAGTTGTTCCGCCTACTATGACGGCATATGGAGTGAAAGCTTCTTGTCCAGTTCCACCTTCAGGAACTGTAAGCGGAAGTTCTGTAGGACTTCCTCCTCCACCAATCCCCATCATTTGCCCGTCAATCCAAATATTTGTGGTTGACATTACGATACCGATTTTAAGATCGGCTTCGCTACCACCACTAGGGGCAACTACGCTAAACGCACCATCGGTTGTTAGCCAAACAGGGTCACCGGTATTAATTACATTAAATGGGGTGTCCGAAGAACCTAAGGTATAAGAACCAAAAGAATAAACCGTGATATTTTGGCCAGCAGTAACGGCTGTTGTGGAGAATGCAATCCCGATTCCCCAGAATTCATCCATGCTTACAGTACTATAGTCAGCTTTATATACTGTATCTGTAGTTTCTGAAAGTGAATTCATTGCCCAACGAACAACAAATGAAGTATTAGCGGCAAAATTTTCGCCAGCAGTAAAAACATTGGAAATAGCAGGACAACTAGAGACTGGGGACCAGGTTAGATTACCCGAACCATCATTTTGAAGAAAAGAAGAGGCTGCACCTTGAGCTCCTGGGAGACTAACTGAATACGCGCTTCCCGTGGCAGAAGCATTGATAGTAACACTTCCAGAAGTAGAACCTACTAGTTCTATAGCTGAAGTGCCCAAAACATTTCCGCTTACGGAGAAATCTACTGTTCTTGGAACTCCGTTAATAAGCGATAAAATTTTACTATAAACAGTCATCTTTGGCTCCAACTATGGTGTGATTAATTTCACCTTATACTTCATATATCATGGAAAATAAAGTGGGGGCCACATTCTATAGGAGTGGCCCCCAGTTATTATTAAGCAATTCCCATCATCTGCCCGTTGACAAATATGGTGGTCGTAGTTTCCATCATTCCAACTTTGAAATTGGCATATCCAGAAGTAGAAGGAGGGGTCATAGTAAAAGTACCAGCAGAAGACAAGTAAGCTGGTTTACCTGCAACTGCAGTACCAGTAAACGCTGTATCTCCTGATCCGAAAGTATAAGTTCCTAATGAAACTACATCGATAGGACTTCCTTGGGCAACACCGGCAGCAGAGAATGCGATACCGATAACCCAAAAATTATCTGTAGTATTAGCGTTATCACTAGCTGCGACAACTTGTCCGGCCACAAATCCTGAATCGCCAGACATTGACATACGAACTGCATAACTGGTGTTAGCTGCGAATGTTTGACCCGCAATGAACATTTGACTAGTAACTGGAGAACTTGCAACATATGCAGGAGTTCCAGCACCGCCCATAATAGTAACTTGGTCAAATGCACCAGTCGCTAATTGGGTAGCAGAAACACCGGCAGCCTTGATTTCAAGGGTCCCACCAGCACCACTTTGATCAAGGGTGACGCCATCAGTAACAGTTCCTAATTTAGAAGCCGTTACTTTACCAGCACCAATAGTCGTAACACCAGCATTGCTGATGGTTACATCGCCAGTAGGTGTAACTGCTGCTGCAACGTTTGAGCCATTGCCGACAAAAATTTCACCAGAAGCTAATACGGAAGTAAGTTTGTTGTTGAATGTCGTCCAATCAGTTGATGACAAATAACCGTTTTGAGAGCCGCTCGCTTGCGCTTGAGCGATTGAAGTTCCAGATCCAATAACTGCACCTATACCATTGGTAACGATGATGCCATCAGTTCCAACGTCGGTAAGATTACCAAATGTCAGGGCAGATTGTTTATTGTTGAAGGTAGTCCAATCAGCAGAATCTAAGGCTCCGTTTGTAGAACCTGATGCTAATGCCAAAGATAGGATTTGACCAGAAAGACTTAGACCATTTGCAGTACCGATTGTGACATCGCCAGTATTGGTTCCACTTGAACTTCCAGAGAAGTTAGAAGCAGAAATCGCACCAGAGAAGTTAGAGGCTGCTGCAGTAATAGTTCCAGTGAAAGTAGGACTTGCACTGAAAACGACGTTTCCGCTACCTGTTGTTCCACTAACAGTTGTTCCTTGGATTTTTGCAACTGTTGCGGCTTCGGATTGTGATCCGCTAGCAGCACTTGTAGTTACATCACCAGTTAATTGATTAATCGCATTAACTGTTACGGCACCTTGAGATCCGTTAACGCTACTGACACCAGCAGCTGGGGTAACAAGTACCCATGCTGAACCATTGTAAATAACGAGATCGCCAATTTGGAAATTGGTCATCGAAGGATCGTTTAATCCGCTTACTGGACTTGCATCAGCAGCAGATACCCAATAAGTATAACCAGTAACGCCTGTACCATCTACGAGGGTAGGTGTATTGGTATTTGGATTCCAGTTACCTTTGAACTCCATGAGAGTAGCAGGGAGTTGGGAAAGAGGAACTTTTCCGCTTCCATCCAAAGAAGCTACGCCAGATGCTGCGCCGACTTCGGATTGAAGAACGTAAGTCGCAGATAATGAAGGAATATCAGCGGCTACTAAAGCTCTAAATGTAGGTTGTGCTGCACTTCCTGAAGCAGGACCGGCGAACACTGCATTCGCGGATTGCGTTTCAAGAGTAATAGCAAGAGTTCCAGTGCTTGTAACTGGGCTACCACTGATAGAATAGATCGGAGTAGTGCTATCATCAGCAAAAGCAACGCTGGTAACTGTACCGCTAGTCGCTGGACTTGCCCATGAAGGGGTACCACTACCAGAAACGGTGAGAACTTGGCCAGTAGTACCAATAGCGAGTCTAGATGCAGTATTAGTTGCACTTTCATACTCGATATCGCCTTTTGTGGTCATTGGGCTTAAAGCATTATATGCTGCAGCAGCCGTTGATTGGCCAGTACCACCGTTTGCAATTGGAAGAATTCCAGATACTTGGCTAGTAAGAGCAATAGATCCAGATAATTGTGAAGTAGGTAAACTTAATGCTGAAAGAGTCGTTAAAGTTGAATTGGATGTAGCAACTAAACTAGTGGCAAAACTACCAGCAGTTGTTGTAATGTCACCAGTCAATGCTGGGAAATTTGAAGCCTGGATAGTCCCAGTTAACTGAGAGGTTGGGAGACTTAAACTTGACAGAGTAGTCAATGTTGAATTGCTAGTTGCTGTAATGTTTGAAGCAGTACCGGTCGTATTCTGATTTAAAGTAGGAATATCAGCGGCTACAATTGCTCTAAATGTAGGAGCGCCACTTGATCCATTAGGAGCAGCAAAGAATGTATTGGCAGCCTGACTAGCAAGAACAGCTGTCAAAGTACCACTAGAAGTAATTGGGGAAACCGTAACCGTGAAAACGCTAGAAGGAAGACTAAGGCCTACGCTGGTAACTGAACCGGCAGAAGCACTGGCCCAACTTAATACGCCTGTTCCATCGTTGGATAATACGTAACCAGAAGAAGCCGCCTGAGCAGGTGGCAATGTGAGTGTATAGGTACTTGTTACTGCTGAAGCATTGAGAATTACATTTCCCGATGTAGAGCCATTTAATTCGATATTACCGGATACATCTAAGCCCCCAGCAACGGTTAAGATGTTGTTAGCATTGGAGAAATCGACCGTTCGAGGTACGCCGTTAATAAGCGATAAAAGCTTAGATACATAATTTGCCATTTGTTATATTTCCTTTAAGATAATTTCTCCAGTTTATTTCTATAAATTTAAGATTGTGGTGCTTCCTGGGGCCTATTTAAAAACTAAAATAAATTAATAACTTACAAAAATACTCTACAATGTTGCTACCATTTGAGTAAATAGGGCTATATCTATCTCAGAAGGATTGGCTTCATTAGGGACTAAAACGCCCATAAAAATTACCATATCGCCGCTTACAAACCCATTTACTCCAACTGAAGGAATGATATTTGTAGGATTTCCGTTCGTATCTATATAAAGCGCGGTTCCAATGGCATAAGAAGTGGTGATATTCTGTAAGCGACCATTTGCGATAATTGGTCCTTGAGCAGAAGCTGGTATGCGGACATTAGCGTAACCCACGAAATTTTGCCAACTTGCCTGATTTGAAACATCCAAAGGAACTAATGTTCCTGAATTGTTAATTGAACACGCCTGAGCTTGAGGAATCGCAACGCTCGCTGAAAAATTGGTATAATCAGTTACTAGTGAAGTTGCACTACCTAAACTCTCTGGATTAAAACTGAAAGGAGTATATGACATATTAGAATACCCACCATTGTCCACCGGATGAAATTAATGATACGGATTGATATTGAAAACCTACCACGAAAGAACTTATATCGTTGATAGTATCTACTCCGCTTCCTACTATTGTTAGGGCATTTGCAGAACTATCTCCTTTTCGGCAATAAAAAATTCGTCCGGTATTTCCTGCAGCGGGAGGTAGAGTAAAAGTAATTGCTCCAGAAGTACAGTCAGCCGTTAAAAAACAGTCGCTGGTCAGAATGGTATAATTACCAACCTTAGTTGACACTGCAACTGGACCACCGGCAGCATTGAAGCCTGCTGGACCTGCGGGACCTGTTGGACCGGCTGGACCTGCGGGACCAACGCCACCGCCTCCACCGCCTCCTCCGCCGCCGCCAAGTCTGAATTCTAAACTATCTCCAGCAACTAAGCCGCCTCCTGGCATTGCTAAAATTTCGATTGTGCTACTTGGAGTGTTTGGAGCACCAACTTCTTCGTATGCTCCTGTTTCGATATCTAAAAATTGTCCATTTAAAAATACTTGGAGCGTTCCTTTTCCTACAGTATACTGTGCAGGAATATTTCCTTCTCTTGAATTATTTGGTAAGGTAATGATTGAACCATTGGCAACTGGGCCAATAATAGAAGAAGGAGGTGTTGCACCACTTGCAACAACTGAAACTATTTCATCGTATGTTGGAGAATCAAGAGATGCATATAAATTACCAAACGCTTGGTCGAGTTCTTTGATAGCTAAAGTTAAATTATCGCCATCATGAATTACATAGTTACCAGATCCAGTTCCTACTTGTGTTGTAGAAACCGCAAAAGGCGTGCCTACATTACCATTACTCGTTGCATTAGCAGTACCGGCAGAAGTATTAGTTACTGTTACAATTCCAACACCTGCTACTGCACTAAAATTTCCAGATGCTTCGGTATTTAAGACGGTAGCCAATTTTGAGGCAACTGTGGTTGCACTGTCAGCACTAGAAACATCGACTTCTAAATAAGAATTAACGCCTGCTACTACTGGCTTGCCACCACCGCTATTGACATTAAACCAGACAGCATACTGCATTGCGTTTGCAGAAGAATTAATAAGAAAATATTCACCAGTAGTAATTGTAGAGCCTGCACCAACAGTAATGGCCGTAATTTGTGGAATAGAATTTGGATTTACCGAATTAACATACTGAGGTTGAGAAGATGCGCTTGATGAGGCCCCAATATATTGAAGCAATTCTTTTGAGGTCGTACCGCTAATTTCAACTGATTCTCCATTGTCAAGTTCTTGACCTAAAAATCTAACATAGACTCGTGGGCTTCCACCATTGTCCTCGCGTAAAAATAACCAAAACAAATTACCAGAAACCGGTACTGCATTTCGAGCAGCAATATAGATGTTACGATTGGTAGATGGAGTTGGAGCTGCTGTATAGGTACCAAACGCATATTTTGCTTGTGCGCCACCAATTCCAGTATTGTCGCCAACCACAACATTTGTTTTTAAGGTCACTGTATACGCATTGTTTACAGTTTCAATCTGGTAATATCCAGCAGATGTATTTGAAGCAACTTTAATGTAGTCGCCAGCTAATAAGCCTGAAGTCCAAGAAACAGAGCCTACTGAAGTTACGGTAGGGGATCCACCAACAAAAATTAAATTAGGTCCAATCACTACATCCCGTACCAAAGTAATATAGGCTACTTCATCGTCGGTAAGAGTGATATCTGCAGAAGAAGGATTTGCAGTTAAACTATATGTCAAAGAAGATCCAATTACTCGAATTTCAATGTCTTGATCCCAGTTAATTTGACCTGGAGTAGTGATAACGCTTGGAGAGTAAAAAGTAAGTGAAGCACCGGTAATTGTAAGCGTGGCTTCTTGGCTCATCGTGATAGTTGAACCAGAAATATTTATGATAGTGGTATTTTGAGGAATTCCTGTACCAAAAATGTAGTCGCCATTTACAAGACCTACTGTAGACGCCAGGGTCGAAATCGTGTTGTTACCCGTGGAGATATTCCCTGAAGTCCCAAGGACAGGATCTGAATTTGGCAGGATACCATTTGAAATCTCTCCAGATCCGGTAACAACAGTATTACCTAGATCTTGAAAAATACTTTGAAGGGAAGGAGGCGCTCCTCCTCCAGATGGCCCAGAGAACCAATATGGAGTTCCTTTGATCTCCAAAAGGGTAGTCATTATGGCATTTTCCCAATCCTTAGCACATGTAAGTTGCTTATCGCCACCACTAAATGGATCTACTGAATTTGAAGTAGTAGTAACTGGAGCCTGATTTCTACCTGCTGCCCAAGGGTACATATAACTTGGATTTGGATTGAGTCCACCTGTCTCAAGGCTATAAAGCATCCAACGGCAATCAGAGATGGAAGTAACATTACCATTTGAGTCGGTAGTTACTATAGCAATAGGGAGCACATTAATCGCCCATACTGAAGTTGTAATGTAAAGTTTGAAAGTTAATGTTTGTGCCGCAGGAGCGATTGTAGTGATCTCGTTGATTGCAGCAGCACTCCAAATATATTTAGTTTCATCTGTTGACGAATCTGCAAATCTATTGTAATCTATACCTACGTAATTAGTGGAATTTGGAGCAAAAGATCCAGATACATTCGTATTCGTAGCAGCGTTCAGTACTTGATTTGGAGTACCTGTAGGAGTTTGAAAAATGGTCCCTGAGACAGAAGCATTGATGTTTATTACGCTACCCGGATCCACTACTAATTGGAGTCCGTTTGCAGGAGCTCCGATTGCTCCAGAGACTAAGATATTGAATCCACGAACGATGTACCCTTGGGTCGTATTCGTCCAAAGAGCGGTTACCATCGTATCAAAATCGTTACGAACCCCAGATTCTATCCGTCTGGCATCGCTAATGTTATAACGCTGTTCGCTTAATAGATTTGAGGTAGTTAATATGGCCATGTATTAGTCCTTAGATAATAAGATTGTCATTAAGGTTATATCGTATTAACTTGAATCTTATAGGTAGAAGTAACCTAGAGGTACCCGGTGGGCAAAACTAGAATTGGCCGCAAAGAATACAACACCATACAGGAATTTAAGCATAAAATTCAAGCACTTAAGCGTGAAAACGACGATTTGCGTAAACGACTGGCGAGAATAAAACTCGATGAATACGGTCAATTAAAGAAAACTATCAAAAAACACTATAAAAAGGAAGAAACTCAGCAAGGCAATGATATACTTGATAAAGTTAGGCAAGAATGGCGTTGTAAGGAACCAAATTGTGCTGGCTTTTTGGAGATTTTTTTGTATAATAAACTGAGCGAGACTTGGTACTTTAGACGCTGTAGTGAAAATATGTGTAAAAATAGAACGAAAGCCAAGAAATACGATCCAAATTCAGTAAAAGGCATCATCAAGAAAGAAACAAAAAGTGAGTAAATTCAAAGAAGGCGATGTAGTAATGGTAAGCACCTGTCAGGCAGGAACGATTTGTGGCTTTATCAATGGAGTTATGGTTTTGTTGCAAAATAAAGATATTTGGTACGGAAAAGAATCTGAATGCTGGGAACCGACTAGTCCAGAGGAATTAGCAGCCGCAAAATTAGATTTCGATCGATTTAAGAAGTAAAATCAACTATTTACATTTTTACTAACGATATTCTGAAATTTTTGAATATAGCGTTGATAAATAGTATATACGTAATTACTCAGTAATCCAATATTTGGCGTAGGGATTGGTTACTTTAGGTTGATAATAAATTTGACAAACATCAGTCATGCCTAAAGGATAAGCGTTATAAAGCCTTCTAAGCCATATTTTAGAAGCTAACCAACAAAGAAGACTTGTGGGGGCAGTCGCCTGAATTAAGTGCCAAGCAAGTCTCCTAGCATCGGTATTTCCAACATCGGTACCCATACAACTTAAGGCTATTACAAATGCAGCGTACCAATAAAATAAATGGGCGCTTAATCTGGCAAGCCAATGTAACGGATTCCATAGACTGGGAAAGGCTCCAGAAACCATACATGCTACTAATTGAGGCTGTCTGAGTAACCAGGCGTCCCAATTCCCGATATGGCCTGGATTGGTGCTATCCATAAAACCCAAATATTTTATCATTGCCAAAAGGAATTTGCGAGGAATTTTAGTATTTCTTAAATTTTTACATCCTGAAAGCACGCCATAATAATCGTCAACCGACTCCAATGAATCGATCTGAGTGACAGGAACTCTATTTAAAATTCCTTGTGGAAAAATACACTGCTCGATTTTTTGATTATAGTCAATTTTGTCCTGATCGCTTAACATGCTATTTTTTGCAAGAATTACGTAGTATTCTGCAGTGAAACAGGTGCCATTATCCGAACCCTTACCTGTTGATGGTTGAGATTGTGGGTTTGGGGCCATTAAACCGTTTCCATCGATATAAATACAAAAATCAGAACGAAGTGTCATATCTACTTAAGATTGCAGCCCTTTAAAGACCTTGTCAAATGCCTATATGTCAGGTATTATATGTTATGGAGGTATTGAATGAACTATTATTCAATCATTTTTTCTGCAGCAAAGGCTGCTAAGGTATCGGGACTGCTTCTCTACGCAATCTGTGGATACGAATCAAACGATTTCACCCAAACGTATGTAGCCCAAGATCACGGATCTCCAAGTGTAGGAATCTGTATGGTGAAATTAAATACAGCTCAGATGCTTGGCTATAAAGGTACATTGGTAGATCTACAAAAACCAGAAGTTAACGCAAAGTATGCTGCTCTTTATTTGAAATACCAACAAGATCGTTATGGATCTGATGATTGGTGTAAAATTTCTGCCGCTTATAATTCGGGAAGTTTCCTTGAAAGTAAGAAGGCTCCAGGAAAACCAAAAAATCTAGAGTATGTAAAAAGAGTTCAGAAAAAACTTGCCGAGGACATAAGAGACAAGTTATCATGTGATAAGGAGTAATATGAGATATTTCACTTCAGATCCCCACTACTACCATAAAAATGTCATTAGATATTGTAACCGCCCATTCACCAGGAATGTCGATAAATTAACGGAACTAACTGGTGGATTTGCTCCAGCGTTTGAACTTAATTTGGCTATCGAAAGAGATGTCGTGGAAATGAATGGGGCTCTCATAGCTAATTGGAACTCAATAGTGACTCCAGAAGACGAGGTTGTTGTAGTTGGAGATTTTTCCATGGCTTTGAGGCCTGTTGAACTATATACGAATCGCCTCAACGGGCGTAAAATTCTCGTTGCTGGAAATCACGATTTTTGTCATCCCGCACATAAAAAATCCAAGAATCCAGAAAATCAAAAGAAGTGGACCGACAAATACCTATATTGGGGATGGTCTGAAGTACACCTAAAAATGGAATTAGATCTTCCCGGTATTGGTTTGGTCAATGTATCTCATATGCCATATAAAGGTGGAAGCGATTCAGGTGACGAAGAACGTCACGAAAAGCATCGATTGGATGATGACGGAAAAATTCTTATTCATGGACATATTCATGAAAAAGGATTGATTACAAGATCCCGTAAAGGAACCTTACAGTTAAATGTAGGCGTAGATGTTTGGGGCATGAAACCAGTTTCTGAAGAAGAAGTAATTAGGGCTATTTTAAATGCAAAAAGAAATTAAGCCAATTGAAATTTTCACTTCTTTGGATTTGGAGATGAACAATAAAGAAGGCAAGAAGATCATTCAGATTGGTGCTGTTGTGGGGAATATCACGACAGGCGAAATTTTAGAAACACTATCCATAATTGTAAACCCTAAAGAGCAACTTACCGATTTCATAATTGGACTTACTGGAATCACTCAAAATGATGTTGACAATGGCGTAACTTTAGAAGAAGCTTATTTAAAATTAAAAGAAATGCATTTAAGACACAAAAGTTTTATTAATTGTATCACTTGGGGCGGAGGAGACTCACACGAACTTGCAGAACAACTCCTGAAAGAGAATCCAAATTTTACGGGCTGGTATTTTGGGCGTCGTTGGATTGATGCAAAAACCTTATTTGTGTCATGGCGTTTTGCAAACGGCCAACCTATTCAGGGTGGTCTTGCCCGAAGTATGACAAAAGTTGGACTAAAATTTAAAGGTCGTAAACACAACGCTCTAGATGACGCCACAAATACGTTCCATATGTATAGAGCGATGCTTGGAAAACTTAAATGAGTAAATTGGTTAGACTTCTAAAGCTTGCCCACTCAATTGAAATTGGTGCGTACCATGCCTATGAGGGTCACTGGCGTAACACCAAAGATCCGACAACACGAAAGAGATTGCAAGAAATCCAAGAGGAAGAGAATTTCCATAGGCAGCAAGTACGCTTCATGCTCAGCGAAGTAAAATCTAGTCCCAATTTCTTTCTAGATTTTTCCATGTATTTGGTGGGGAAATCGGTATCTGTATCTTGCTATGTTATGGGATATAAAGCAGCAATGTGGGGAGCCAAGATCTTTGAAATATTAGGTTCAAACATTTACCGAAAATTGTCGAGAGAGGCTTTTAAGGAAGGACACTGTTTTATGTCCAATCTTTTATACAAAATGAATAGGACTGAATTAGAGCACGAAGAGTTCTTCAGAACGTGTCTTATGAAAGGTCAAGAGGCCAAAAAAGTACTTGACCCATAAAATCAAAGTTCAATTTATATGTGCTCTTAACTTGGCCAGATTCATTAACCTTAGTAATTTTGGCTTTTGGAATACTCCAAATAGTTTCCCCTGTAGAACGATCTTCTAAACGAAGGCTAACATAATTTGATGCCGCAAGATCGGAAAATAAAGGCCTCAAGTTTTGCCCTTGAACACCACCGGATTGTTTTACCCTTAATCCTCTCACTGAGCCTCTGGTGGCCACTTGACCTCCTCCAGCCAGTTCTTGGGGATAAGGGGAGTTGATACCATAAATGGCGTATTCTCCAGTATCAAGTTCTAAAGTGACGCTTTGTGCGACTTTATAAATTTGATTATTAACATACAATCTAACCAAAGCTCCTGATAAAATTATACTTTGTTGTGCCATAAAATTCCTTAAGGTCCGTACACATACGAAATTTCATTCGCTCCAGGTATGGGACTTTCCCAGCCGCCCAACCCAATTGAGTTTGGATACAGCACCGTGTATATGACGGTTACACCGGCAGCAACGATAGTATCAATCAAGTTCTGTGCATATACCCGACCACTTGCTGTATCTGTCAAATATGGCTGATAGGCACTTCCATCTGTAGGAAGTACAATTGGACTTTTGCTCGCAACCAATAAAACAGAAGCGCCTTCAGCATGAGCCTGTTGAATGAAATATGCTGGACTAATCAACAATGTTCCACTTGAAGGAGCGGCAATATACGGAATTGGTCCTTCTTGATCGCTACATCCATAATTGATTATTAAATACCCTGTAGTATTTGGAAAATCGGTAGAATTCGCAACATTAATGATCTGTCCTGTTTCGCCATTTACTGCGGAAGTTAGCGTTGTAGAGGCCCCACCAATTGTAAAGCCTTGGCTCGTATCATAGATATATGGCCCTAAAGTTGTTGGTTGGGACGGTCCATTATCGGATGCTGTTGAAGCCGTTTCTGATATCAAAATAATTGCATTATTTGATATAGAAAGGGTTAAAGTAGGAGCCGCTATAGCGATTGCGGTATAGGCACTTTGGGCTACTGTATTTGCGGTATCTTCAGGATTTGCACTAACTTCAATTCCGGTAAATCCAGGTATCGCTGGATCAGTATTACTTCCACCAGAAACATTAAACCAAACATAGTATTGGTTAGAATTTCCCAAATCGCCAATTAAATAGTAACTTCCGGCCCCAATCGTATTAAAATTACTTGCAGCTTCAAAAATCAATTGAGTCTGTGGCATTTCAGAAATACCGTGTAGGTGGGCAGATCCAATCCTGGTTCTTTGGATTACCTGTGTTGTAGCCGGAACAAATATTTGTAAGATATTGGCTTGAGTCTGATATACGGCAGCATAATAAGATTTACTTAAAATAGTTTCCCTGATTGGAACGAAAAATTGAATAGCAGAATCTATTCCTTGAACAATAATTCCAGGACTTCCTGTTGGATTGTTAATCTCGAAATATGAAGAATTAATTGCGCCACCTTCGGCAGATACAATAGTATAAGTACCTTCATTATTGGAAGATGTAAATCCACCACCGTAAATATTTACATACTGTCCAGGTTCTACATCGCCAACCCCAGGATCTGCGCCGCCAGTCCAAGTAAATCTTAAATTCCCACCGGGCTGTTGGGAAATGGTCCATTGCGTAGAAAAGTTTCCTGCTGTCGGAACAGTTGCTGGGAAAAGGAGTACGTTTTGTGCTCGACCTCCATAAACCGTAATGGAAGAGGAAGCCCCAATTGTATCACTAAGCAACTGAACATAATTACCATTACCATCGTTATTTAAAATTGCGCTACCGGAAACACCTAAATTGCTTAGCCCAATTGAAATTGCATTAGCTACTTCTTGTGCGGTTGCCGCTGCTATATTTGTAAATTGACTAGTAGAAAAAGTAACCGTATAAGTTCCAGTACCATCAAAATTGATCATTAAGGTATCGCCATCTTGAAGGGCATACGGCTCAAAATTCTGAGAATTACTAGTTGTTTTTACGAATTGATCACCAAAAACGGCGTCTAAGATTTTGTTGATTAAATCGCGTACCTGTTTTCTGTTTTTGACTTGAATTCCAATTGTTCGAAAGATATCATCGCTAAGACCAATAGTTGGGTCTCTCACGATACCGTAGTTGGATAAAACTAGATCTAAATAGTTGCCTTGGGCAGTTGCTACGTAAAGACTGTCATTTACTGCCTGAACGTTGTTTACTAAATAGGCAGAATTCGTAGCCAAAGCATTTAATACGGCATCGACTTTTGGACCCTTCATAAAAGGATTCAAGTAAGAACGCAGTCTTTTGTATTCTTGTGCTTGTGTTGTTACTGCCATATTATGAGCCTATCAAAGAAACCGAAATATCTGAAATTTGATTTGCAATGAAAGCTTTCTCGCCAGTTACTAACTGAATCTCATCTGAAGCAACTGTGTAGGCAGGATTTGTGATCACAACAGATATAACTCCAGGAATTGCTCTAACTGCTTCAACGATGGAAGACAAATCGATACTTTGACCTAACGGATTAGATTGAATGAGGGCATATACAGTAGACTGAATTTGGCTAGTAATTTGCGCAAAAGACACGCCGATATTTGTCCTGATTGCAAGAGAAATCTGAATATTCTTTAAAAGCGGTTCTCTAATGAAAATATCTGTTCCTGCGGCATTTACACCAGGATAAGTAATAGAGTCTCTTGGATCTCCATAAATAACCCTGTTTGCTTCTCCAATAAGACCTATATCGAAATTGTAACTATCGATACCACTTCTAAAAGTTGTTGGAAAGTTTAATTTACCTAAAGATGTGAGCCCTACATTTGCAGATAAATTAATTTTATCGTATTGTGCAGAAGTATTAAGCACAATATTGTTAAAATTAGTTGTTCCAGGCTGAGGAGAAATATACGCAACTTGTTTGTATCCAGTATAAACTTTTCCTTCTTGCACAGACAAAGAAACTGAATTTGTGGATAGATTGGTATTGTATTGCGTAGAAACAACACCGGCAATAATTGCCGTAGTTGGACTTAGAACTTCAAGGATTTCATAGGTTCCAGCATTTCCTGTACCTAAAACCGATCCATTAATTACTAACTTATCGCCAGGAATAGTTGCGTCATATTGGAAAAATTGGATTTGCGGTCTACTTACAGAGAAGGTAACCGCAGACATGCTAGATTGATTAACGGCTTCTGGACTAATTACGGTTAAGAACGATTCTTGCCCTGTTTGAGTAACAACAAAACTGAAAGCTGCTGGCATCGATACATCAACAGGAGAGTTAGTAGCAGCAGAAACAGTATTGGTAGCCGTAACAACATTAGATGCAACAGATACGTTTATTGCAGTCAGATGTCCGTTAAGGGCATTGTATAATTCGTTTGCTACAGTAGTAGAGGAATCGGAAGCGTTAATGGTTACTTCGATGCCAGTAAACCCAACAGGTGCTGGATCAGTATTACTTCCACCAGAAACATTAAACCAAACATAGTATTGGTTAGAATTTCCACCATTATAGAGTTCAAAATAATCAGCAGCGCCAGAAGAAGAAAATGTACTACCGGCTGGCATAGTGAATTGAGTAATTTGTACCTGTGAAGGTCCAGAATTTGTAACCATGAAACTGCCTTGGTTATCGATATTAAATCCAGTTCCAAAAGTAACAACATCTCCTGGTAATACGTTTTGTAAATTAGGAGGTGTTCCAGTCCCTGTCCAGACCAATTCTTGTGTGCCTAAAGAGGTGACTACATTGAATACGGATGTTGAGTCATAACCAGTAGAAATTGGATTAACTACGCAAGTAATTTCTTCTTCTATTGCATTATCATTTTCGTACCAGATACTGTTGTTAAACATTCTGATAACTCTATAAGTTCCTTGATTTAAAGGAGAGAAAGGAGAGGCAAGAATTACGCTATCTCCTTCTGAAACAGAAGAAGTTGAAGTAAAGGCTCCTGCAGCAATTGCAGTACCACTCTCAGCCACTGCATTTGGATTAGATACAGTAAAAGAATTTCCTGTAAGACCTTCTACAAAGAAAGTACCATTATTGCCTGCATTGGCAGCGCCAGTAACAGTAACTAAATCGCCGATTGATAACTCAGAAAAATTTGTATTTCCAGATGCAACGGTATATGTTCCAGTAGCGGATACATTTAGGGTCCATCCTCCAGAATCATTAAAATTTAAATTTGTACTAAAATTAGGAGATGATCCAACACCATTCCAACTCAAACAAGCAAGGGATCCTTGCTTTTCAATTCTGAAAGTGTCACCCTCTACCCTTACATAATTTCTTGGGCTACCAAAGTAAAGTTGATCCGCTGTTTGGTTTTCCAAAATAACGGTTGATTCGCCAGAAATTGGGGTATTGCTTAAAACAGTAACGCTCGTATTAGACGAGAAACCGGTATTCTTATTTTGATAATTTTGTGCCGCTGCTCTAAACCATTGATCGCTCGCCACAGCTTGACTTGCGATACTATTGGCAGAGAATATCATTTCGTTATTGCCTAACAACTCTCCAGAAGTAAGAACTGGCACAACATACTCATTACCGCTTCCGCCCACAATTTGAATTGATCCTACAGATCCAACTGTATTGGTTGCTAATTGGAGATGCGTACCTCTATCAGAAACTTCAACATTTCCTACGGTAGTAAAGCCAGTTACTGCCAAAATAGACCAGAATTTCTGTACTTGATCCATTGTGGTTGGGACTAATACCACTGTGTCTCCGGCATTAAAAGAATATCCTGTATCGCTTGGATAGGTTAACGGTTTTTTAAAGGTAAACTGAGGAGTTACACCAATAGAAGAGTAAGCGATTGTTGTGTCTCCTACTCCACTTCCACTTACTTTAGTAAGCACTCCAGATGCTGGCGGAGTACCGATTGATCCAGTGGTGGTAAGGGATGTTCCAGCACTAATAGAAGATGTGACCGTAAAATATTGTAATTGATTATTACTATTGAAAGTTGTATATACTGCTCCTACAGTAGCATTCGCAGCACCAACAGCAAATACATACTGACCATCATTGGCAATCCAGTTAATCCCGTCTTTCAAGAAATAAAATGGGATCGTGAATCCACTATCTTCATAGGTACTTAACACAATAATACCTGAACCAGAAGTTCCGCCATCATTCACGATTGTAGTCGTAAAATAATTAGACAAATTTGCGTTCACATAAGTATTAATTTGGGCTGCAGTAGTTGGAGATGATTGGTAAAAATAAATACCATTCAAAACACTGGTCGTAACATTGGTTTGAGCAACTGCAACTCCGTCAGGTCTTTGCACTGTAAATGAAGTTGAGGTTGGCGCAAATCCTGCAGCAGTTGAGATCCTGAAAGTTCCAGTATTATTTACATTAAATCCAGTAGAAGGCAATATCGTTACATATTCTCCACCAGACAAAGTAAGTGCTGGAGATGTACCGGTTCCACTAAAGGAAAATGAAGAGAAAGTAATGGTGGTATCACCTGTACCACTAGTTTTCGTTAATGTTCCAGAAGCGGGAGGCGCCCCATTAGATCCGGTAGAAACTAAAGTTGTGCCGCCAGCTATCGTAGTAGTTACAGTAAAGTTTTGGCCGTTGCTACTTACATATGTGGCACCTGCAGTTGCGTTTGCAGAACTAACAGTAAAGGTATATTGGCCTGCCCAATTATATGTTACTTGATCGATTCCTGCTGTAGGAGTGTTTGGAGTTATAGTAACATTCCATTTCGTATTCGAGGAAATATTTGTTGTAATTGGATTTCCAGAAGCCAAACTAATTTGTACACTTACATTGTTTGCTGAAGTAACTGAGATACTAGAATTAATAGCCTGATTAGCCGAACTTGGATAGACATAAGAAACATTTATATACTCCCCGCTTGCTCCCCAAGCAGTAGATCTATAAAGAAGAGCTGTTTGGGTGTTTGATCCTTGCAATACATATTTTGCTTGCAATAACGCTTTAAAGTTTGAAAAGTCAAACCCAGTGAAATTGGTAGAAAAGCTAGCAGTTGGTCCAGTTGCGGTGTCGTATGCATTAAAACTGTAATTGTTTATTGCGTATGTGCTATTTACTAACGCATTTCTATAAAGAGGAAGAGTATAGGTCTCACCAAGGGTATTATTGTCTACAATTACAACTACAGAATCGTTATATCCAAAATCCAAAGGATTTGCTATATAAAATCTGTCTGCCACTCTTAATCTACGAACATCTGGGTATTCTGGTAGGATTGTAATGGCACTTCCAGCCGTTTCTGACATCTGAACGGTTTCACCGGAAGGCTGTTCATCATCAAGAATGGTTCCTGGAACTATTCCGTATGGGTTTAGGAATTGAATTAGTTCATTAGGGTCAAAAGAAGATACCGAAATAGCTGAAGAGAAATTGGTTACATAGGTGTCAATCGGTTCAGCATATGAATCAGAACTGATTGTTGAATGAAAAAACAAAGGAAGTTCTGCTTGGGCAGACTGAGTCTCATAATATGCAATTAATGCACTTTGACTTACACTATTAAGTCCGCTCTTGAAGTTTAAAAGAGATCCGGCAGTATCAGAAGTAACTACAGTAATTTGTCCATTTAAGTCATCAGAATTCGAAGTAATGGTAATGTTAGTATTGTCAATAATATTAAATTGTAATTGATCGGTTTGAGTTTGTAGTTCAATAGCAATTGCATTCAGTGTTTTGGTTCCTGCTTGAACTCTAAATTTTTGCGGAACATTGCTGGTTCTTACGACAGCAAAGCCAGAAATATAAGAATTATTTGCAGAAGCAGAAGCTATAGCGTATTCTGCTGCGGTAACTTTAATATCTAAAGTGCTACCAGTGTTTGCATGAACTCTTCCTTCGAGTTGATCCCCAGACGGTACTTGAGGAGACCAAACAATTACATAGTCTCCCGGTAATACATTTGAGAATGCGGAAGAAGAATTACTTGTATACCTAACAGTATTTGAGCCTACAAGTGTTACCGACAAGAGAGATCCCGAAATAATAGTCGGTATAAGAACTGCATTTGTATCAATTGAAATCCATATGTGGGCATCTGACGAAAGCGTTAAGGAGCCTGAAGAAATGGCTGAAGATTCGATATTGGCTTGGGTAACTGGAGTTCCTGCAGACAGAGAATCTCCCGCAACTAATGCTGTTACTAATTCAATTTGGGCTGTGTTTCTATCTAATATATAATCCGATGCTACCCCTTTAGAGAAAAGATCGCTAATGCTGATGACGCCTTTTGCAATTAAAGAAGTGGGATTTGATGCTGGAGTACTCACTACCAACAGAGTGCCGCCACTAATAGTAACGCCTACGGTAAATGTAGCGCCATTATTGGTATAAGTGGCTCCAGCAGTAGCGTTTGTACTGGATACTGTAAAGGCATATTGCCCATCAGATAATTGTAAGAAAGTAGAATAACTAATTGATGCGTCTCCACTTCCACTTACTTTAGTAAGCACCCCAGGACCTGTAATTGGGGTGTACAGAGTATTAACGATATTAATCTGAGCTCTATCAATTGCTCCTAAGTTACTGGTAATTTCAATTGTAGATCCCACAATAGATGCGGTGATGCCGGAAACTACGCTATTTAGAACATTTACCCAAGATTGTAGGCTGTTTGAATAGGAAAGGGTCGTATAGGTTCCTTCAGCAACAAAGTCGGCATCCGTTAAAGTATAAGTAATAGGGCTCGTTCCATCAACTCCAATACTTAAAGTTTCTCCAGAAGCTAGAGTAGGAGACCAAAGACTTTGTTCTTGTGTAAAAATTGATGCAGTAGACCCATCTTCTGTTAGGAGTTTACCGTTCTTGTAAAGCCTTAAGGTTTCTGCTATTTGTGAAGGGAATTCCAAAACAGAGTTTGCATCTGTTACAGAAGAACTTGCGGGAGTTGTGACCTGAATCTTATTTGTGACTTCATCTTCTGGTCTGATAACTACATATGTTCCGCCACCAGCAGTTACTGCCTCAAAATTAAGTAGTGTATCTGCATTTATGCTTGCGCATACTTCATATGCAGTTGCACTACCAGGATTCGCGAAATCGGTAGATGCAAAAGTGTGTTCGTAAGTAATATTACCAACAACAACCGTAAGTACCTCACCGCCAGATAAAGCAAAAGGTTCTAGCGCTACAGTTTGAAGGAAAGCCTTGGTTACAGAAGTTTGTTCTCCGCCAGTAACCAATTGAAAAAATTTCTCTCCACCTAAAGCTGAGTTTACGATGGTCTCAATGGCAACACCGGTATGGGTTGCTTCTAATCCAGCCCCATTATCAATATAGACAGTAGTATTTGTAGCCGAATTCAATACGTCCGTACTTACAATTGTGTCTGATCCAGTTGGGTCTTGGACTCCTTGAAGAGCGGATTCAATTGCGGTAACGGTACCTAGACCGGTAGAAGCTAAAGCATTCTTGATGTTGATTCTTAATTCGTCATCTGTTTCAGTATCTAGCCCTGTAGTAATACCAAGCGGATTTGTTACAAAGGCATTTGGAAGACCGGTAGGATTCCCAGAAAATTCAGAGATTGCACCTGCAGGAACATTCGCTGCGGATCCCGGTAAGACGGCGACGATTGGAATATTGGTTACAGTCGTTTCTCCATCTAAAATAATTCCACTTTGGGTTACAGAATATTGAATATCTGGAGTTGTTCCAATTCCTGGACTAATTACTATAGTGTTTACTGGTACGGTTCTAACGCCACCTTGGGAAAGAATCACTGTCTCGCTGATATTATGAAATTTTGTAGTTGGACTATCTAATGTTATTTCCCAAAAACTTCCAATTTGAACTGGTGGGGCCTTATAAGTAAATGCAGTACCATTGGTCGATGCCGTATTGCTGATATGGATCTGACTTGAAGAGTCAATAGAAGAAATTGTTGTTCCAGTTGGGATTCCGGCTCCAAAGACAGTAAATCCTACTAGTAAATTGGCCGTAGAAGGGATTCCTGAAATAATATTGGACGCTATAGAACTAACTCCAGTAAATCCAGTAGAGTTCGCTCCATAAGAAATGGGACCTTCTACGTTAACACTTCCTCGACCGATATAAATTGCGCCTGTGGCAGGAAAGGAAGAGGCATTACTTACAAAAATAGTGGTAGAGCCAGCGATTGGGGGATTCGCTCCTGCATAAATTAGAGTAGATATTTTTTGAAAAGAAAGATCGGTAACTGTTACGAAACTCGTAGCAGCGGAAGCTCCAACAACCGGAACATTGAATTCGGCGGCCAAATTCTTTAAAGCTGGTCCAGTAGCACGATCTAGGTTGTAATCTCTTAAAATCTGGAATATGTCCCCACTTGCACGGGCTACCATAAGAGCAACAACTTTAAAGAAACTTACGTTTGCCGACCCAATGTTTAGATCGTTGATCCCCAATGCAGACGCATAACTACTCGATGATTGACCAAGTAAGTCTTCATAGGACTGGGGCTGTGGTAAAGACGAACTTGGGGGAGTTGGGCTAGTTGCCATTTAAAAACCTCTTATACAGTAAGATTGAGGGTATGTAAGTCCTCGTATATATTATATCGCCAGAAAATTCTTAAAATCTAATTAGTTGTAGGTAAAGTAAAAGCAACCGGAAAAACCCCTTGAATTCCGGCTAGTTGAACCAATAGATTAATTCCCAAACTAGGTCCATTTAATGTGACCTGTAATCCGTCAACTGCGGAGAACCTTGGGTCTGCGGTAACCATATTTACGATTTGTTTGTAAATATCGGAAGCCGTTATGTCGGATACAGCCGTACCTGGCTTAACACCTAGCCCAAACGTAGGATCTGTTAAGGAAGTACCCAATTGTGTGCCGAATTTGATGTTTAATGCCTGTATAAGGTTGGTAATACCGGCAGCAAGCCTAAAATCACCTGTATTGGTCGTAGCAAGGTCCCCAGATGGGTCGAGTAACCAATCAACCTTACTTAATCCAACCAAATTGACGTTGGCTACGCTTGAAGGAATAGAAATCTGGTCATAGGCCGGAGTCTGCAAGTCACTAGGTACAAAAATAACATTTTGGCTATTCACCGTTCCTGGCAAATATGCTTGTATGTATGCGCTATCAGCAATCGTATAGTTGTCCAAATTAGATAAGCCGTCCAAAGTTAATAGAAAGCTAGTTTGTGAAAGAGGGACAATATCCAAAATTGTCCTAGCGGTAGGAGATTGCGTACTAGAATTTAAATAAATTGTTTGTCCGACAAACAAGTCTTGGCTAGCACCTATTACAATATTTCTACCATTTGCATTTGACAATAAGGAGTATTGAAATCCATTCTCGTCAATATAGGGCTCTCTTAATTCATTCAGGGTCACAATCTCAAGCCACCGTTGCGAATCTCCCAAATATCTTTGAGCAATTTGCTCAACATTTAATCCAAATGGGACTGGGACTTGGATTTTAGAATTCGATATAGAAAATTCAATGCCTGAAGTAGCGGCCAATGCATTCACGTACTGCATGTTATTTAATATTTGGTCGTTATCTAATTGATTGGTTGCAGTCAACAAATCATAAGACTCCACTAAAGCATAGAAGGTTTGTAGTATATCGAACTCGTCAAGAGTCATTGGTTGCGTTCTTACTAATGGAGGCGGTTGATTGAAAAGGGTACTATAGTAAGAATTTCCTGCACCAAATGAATTTGATAATTGAGTACAAAGAGTCAAAATAGTATTTCTCATATTTTGCAAGTCCTGTACCGTAAAGTCATTTACTGTATCAAGTTCTGTTTGGAGCGCATTTTGTTGAGCATTATTTAAACTCAAACTGTTCACTGGTACCTGACTCATCAGCATAGGATACTGTAGCGGACTAGAAAAAACATTGTTTGATGGATTTAAGGTTGAAGAAACAGTTGCAGAATTTCCGAGTTGCCCATTGGCAACAGCAGAAGAGGAAAGCCCTTCATTTGTCTGATTTAATTGCTGAATTTGAGACAATTTTTGGGTTGTTACTGAATCCGTGGCTGCATTTCCAGTTAGATTATTTATATTTAAAGTAGCCAAAAAATTAGAAACTGTACTTTTTGCATCCCCAACAAGTTGTGATGGTAAGTCAGAAACTGCCAAAGCTACTCCTGCTAGTTGCTTTACAAGAATTCCTGTTTGTCTTATGATATTCAGAACGCTGTCAACATCTGAACGCACTGCACCAATTAAATTATACGCTGCCGCTGCAGTATTTTGAGCCGCACTTATAGTGTTTAATATTTTTTGTAGAATGCCAGGACTGAGTGGCGTAACTTGAAGAGCATTAAGTCCCGGTTCTTGATTTAAATTAATTCTTCGCCAAGCCTTCAATTGCAAAGTATAGTCAATTTCTAGTGGGTGATTTACGCTTTCTTCCCAGTTAAAATTGATTGGGGTGACTACGAAGGATTGATTCTGTTTAACAATATCGAAAACTAATCTCCAACCAGCATTGGCGGGATTTCTTTTGCCTTCTTCATACTGTTCTAAAAATTGCTGAAGCATTATGGTCTGGTAATATCCCGTACCAAAACCTTCGGCTTCTGGATCGCTTCCATTTAATTGTTCTTGTGGATTGGTATTGTCTGGTCTATAATTTATTGGTTTAGCAGCGTTTGATCCTGTAGTTATATTGTTTATGACAGATGTAAACTGAGTGGCTACATTTTGAGCAGCTTGAATCGTATTACCAAAGATAGATTGTAATACACCTGGTGTCCCAGGCTGAGGTACAATAGAAGGTCTTCCAGGCCAAACACCAAAGGTTCCTTTAATGGAAATGTTTTTAAAACGAACACCTGAATGTTCTTCCAAAACGCCTCTTAGGGTAGCCGAAAGATTGATGGCAAATTGATCCGTAATAGATAGTTGCTGAGGAGTAATGGGCAATCTAAATTCCCAAGAAGAATCCATGGGAATAAAGGCAAGAGTTCCATTACCGAGTGGTTCAATATTTATTTCTTGGGGTTCATCTCCACCTACAACCTTATTTCCATTGAAGGTATCTATTACGATAAGTCGATAATAGGCAAGTTTATCCCAAAGATTTGGGTTAGGTTGCAATTGTGGGAAAAAAGCACTTGAAACCGAAGTCCAGGGAAAGGGAGAGTTTTGGAATGCATATGATTGTACTCCCCCAGAAATAGTAAGGGGGCTCAAATTAGATGAACCAAAATTCAATGAGTTAGTATCGGCGACTCCAAATGGCATAAATATAAGATTGTCGGTTTAGGTTTACACAGATATGTCACTAAATATGTGATATAAAAAGTATATGATTAAATTTAGACTTATTAACTTCTTATTGCTTTTCCTAATTTTAGTATCATTTAACACATTGTTATCTAAGGTAAAAATGCACCCTAAATTTAAAGGGGTGGACCCTAAAGTTCAGACCTATACAGACGAATGGATGGATTTGGCAGGCGCATACGGATTAAATTTCAATCATGAGGTAACTATTGGGTTTGGCGATATTAATAGGCCAAACGTTGTAGCTCAATGCGAATACGGATGGAATTTTAGAGAAATCACAATAGATTCAACATATTGGAACAATATGGATCCTGTCGATAGAAACATGGCCGTTTGGCACGAATTAGGCCACTGTTACTGTAATGAAGGGCACCAATTTGGAAAAGACCATAAAAAATATAATGATGACGGAATTAATCCTCCAGACGGCTTTTTTGACGATAGTTGCCCAAAATCCTTTATGTATCCATATGTTATATACCAGGGGTGTATTTATAAACATTTTTCGCAATATTTAGACGATATGTTCCAAAACTGTAAACCCTACTAATATTATGAACGAAAAAGAAGTGCAAGTAATAAAAGTTGTTTACGATAGATTTATAGAAAGTGAATCTAACGATTGGGGTGATTTGGATTGTAATTTGGAATTCTTTGATTGGTTAACTGATAAGGAATTGATAAATGAAACCAAAGTAAAACGGATAAAACATTCGGAAGGTAAAATTTTTAGATGTACTTCAGCACATAACCAGGAAGACTGCTTTGCACCGTACATTCTTGAGGCGGTGATTTGCATAGTAAACTTATGGGACAAAACAAGAATACTAAATAAAAAAAATAGATACATTCTCCTCTATTATGTTTCAATGTCTGAAATGGGCCTAATTTTTGAATCCTAGTGGTATCTTACCGGCTCTATAATCATACCTAACATAATTTCTTTGGCGTAATCCTTATCTTTCTGAACGCCTTCATGAATTACTGCGACCAAATCTTTTATTAGTCCTGAATAGATTTTTTTCGCTTGAGACATTGTAAACAAATAGTATCCTTCTTGGTTAAAAAAATCCCCGTCAAAGTGAATTACAAAATATTCCGATTCAATCATAGAAATTTGCTTTATAGTATAACTACCAAAATAAAAATTGTCTTTTTTCATAATTCCCCTATGTTGCCGTTCCAGTTCCATTTCCACTACCACCAATTCCACAAGTTTGCGATACACTAGGAGTGCAATTCCCAGTTATTGTAACCGTTCCTGTAGAGCGCTCTTCGATTAAAGCGACATAGGATTCTGCTATGGCTTGAGCTAATCTGGGCCAAAATACTCCCACAAAGTTAGGTGCTCCAGAAACTATAGCGGCTTGAATTGCGGTTGCGATCAAGCCAGAAAATTGACCATCTGAAATAATTCCTGTGCCCATGTAAATTTCCGGGTGGGCAGAAACAAGTGTCCAGGCAAGTGGATAGTAAGTTAAAATAGAGTCGTTAATTCCTTCACATAAGGCTAACAGGTATTCTCCTGAATTTCCTGTACTGGGAGGATATGCATCGTGAGAAGTTTTACCGAAATCTGCAATAATATAGTTTCTTACTCTGGTATATAGATCTTCAACAAAAAAAGTAGGATCTGTAACTATACCAATTCCGGCCCCCACTCCGGGAACAAGTGGCGAACCTTGGTTGCCGGTATCATTTGTCGTAAATTCAATTACTGGGCCACCAGAAACTAGGCCCATACCAATTGCATTTGCAAATTCAATATAATAAGAAGGATTGTTTTGGGATAAAGGGGCATGTCCGCTTACAGCAGTCATCCTAGTATTAACGTTTGTTTTGACCAATGCTGCTAGGGCTGAACCGCTGGCTGCCATAATTGTCCTTTGTTGATTCCAGACTTAACTCTTTCAAATCCTAAAGATTTAAAATACACTAAATCTGCCAATATAACGCTATTTTTTTTAGAAAATTCTTCAAATTTTATCTTTGCATTTTCATCCCGAAAATACCCCTTAACTTCAAAATAACAATTCAATTCAGAAACCCAAAAATCTGGGGTATAAAATCCTACGGATGTCTTAAAGGCTTCCGGTTCATACTTCCAACTATAACTCTTTTCATTAAAATATTGAGCCAAAGATAGTTCCCACGAAGATCTCAATCTGTATCCTTTGTATTCAAATATTTTACATTTAGAAATTGAATATTTTTTCTTACATTTTGTAGAGCAATATTTTGCCGTATCTCTTCTTGCTGGATAAACGCTGAATGTGTTCCCACAAGAACATTCTTTTTTGATCAATCCGCCTTTATAATTTGGATTATTTTCACCACTAAAACTTTCTCTGGCGAGAATGATTTTCTTAGAAACATTTTTTCTTTCATTGGATTTTTGATAACATGAATTGCAATATGGGTATTTTTTGTCTCTTAAATTTTGAACTCTTTGAGTAAAAATGTTATTACAAATAGCGCAACTAAAATCTGCAACGGAATATTTCTTGTCGCAATCATGTCTTTGGTTAAAAAAATGTATCATACGTCACTCAAAACAGTGGTACTTGGTTGAACAGGGACTCCAGTTATGAAATCGATTACATTCTGATGAGAATTTGCTGTGGTAATACCAGAAACTGGATTATTCAAATCAATTTCACTCGCTTTAATAACAGTCTTACCAGAAGAAGTTACTGTAGCGGAAGCACAAGTTATCTTTACGTCTGCGGTAGCCGTAACATTCAAATTAGTATTAGTAATTAAATTAATATCCTTTTTTGCATTAATCGTAGCATTGCCCGTTGTTTTGTCCATTCTAAATGTTACCATAGAATGGTCTACTTGAAAAGAGCCATCTTTCTCTATTTTCACTTCGGTGTTCCCTTGACTAGAATCGGTTGGAATTCCTTGGCTGTCAGTAGTCCCCTTAAAAATAAGGGAACAAGATCCATCCTGATTAATTTGTATGTTTACTCCGTTATACTCTCCGTAAAGTTGAGGGGCATTACTTGTAACGTTCGTAGGTCTATCTGGATGAATTAAGGTTCCTACCACAATAGCCTTATCGCCAATATTGTTAAGGCATTGGATCAATACAATAGCTCCGTCTTGATTTGAAAAGGTTGGAAAGCCCTTACTATCTTGTTTCATGAGAGGTCTTAATGTGAATTCAAGATAATCTGCAATAGAACCAAAGCCCTGCGTAGAAAGACAGTTTTTGTACAGAATTGAAGTCGATCCTTTGTTTTCATTTTGTTCAATTGTTAAAACATCATACTCTGTACAGAGACCATTTTGGTTTTGTGGGTCGGTAGGAGCATAGGATCTTTTTACTAGTCCGGCTTTAATACCAGTATTCTTATAGGAACGATTAAAGGCGGCAACTGCTGTCTCACTACCATTTGGGGACAACAAACCGAAAGGAACAACTGTGCCGCTAGCTAATTTGGTACTCATTTATGGAGTCCTCTTGAATTTATTTATTCCGGTATTGGTGTTTGGTTGAGTAAAAGAGTTGGAATTAGCAATAGGAGGAGGTTCTGGATTGTCAGTTCTATAAACTGTGTCTTGTGCTTCAGATACACCCGGAAGAATCTGTGTTGTATCGTAATCATTAGTGCGTTTATCGTAACCGCTACCAAAACTCATTTCACTATAGTCAACCTGATTACCACTTTGAATGCTAACGCCGGAACTTAAAGTCGTATCGGTTCTAAAAAACTTTTTTCCATCTGGCTGTTGGTATGCCGTATGATTTATTCCCTCAATGTGATAAACGGTCTTATCAAATTGTAGATTGTCTCCCACTGCAATAGGTTCTGGTATTCCAACCCAATTAATTGTTCCGCTAAATTTAAGGTGTCCACCAATTAAAGAATCTCCCATGATTCTTGCCCATCCTGGAGATCTAAATCCATTTGCACTATAAGGGGCCTGAGGAAGTCTGTCGAACTCAGAAGTAACAACATATGGACGCAAACCATTCCTTCTTACATCATCAATGTCATAAACATAATTTTGTTGTGCGGTTTCGTCTGAAATGTCAAAGCCTGCAGGTCCACTTACAGATCTTCCGTAATACTGAACAAAATTCATTCTTAGGGCCTCATCTTTTCCCAAATTAAACCCAAAAGCTAAGGATGGATGGATATTCCATCTTGGTATTGACATAAACCTTGTAACTTTATAAGATCCATTTGCAAAATTATCGGTCGTAAAGGGTATCTGTCTAAATACTAGAGTTGGCATGACACTTCCACTTGGGGCAACCCTAAAGCATGTATAAAGTTCATTTAATGGAGCATTAGTAAATTGATTCAAAATAGCCCATGCCTTAATTTGATTCCAGTACTCTGGTTTAGTTACTGTATCGCCTTCGACAGGATTTGGCAAGAAAATAAAACGTCCATTACCCTGTGCCGTTGCATTCTGAGGTACTCCAGAAGGATTCATTCCTTGAGCTAAAGTGGCATTTGAGTTTGCGGAATATTGTTGAATTCCGAAAAGATAATTATATGCGTCTTTGGCCGATTGCAAGTGCGAAAGACCAAGTAAATTCCCAACCCCTTGTGGCATAAAAAAGTGTACATTTGGCGTTACGGGAGCAGCGCTATTTGTTTTTCTTCCCAAGTCATCTAATCCGGTTCCAATAAAAGAATTGATAAGATATTGCATTACGGACTGAATTTTCGTTAGGCCTTTTTCGGTTTGCAGATTGGCCCAATCGATACCGATTTGATTTGCAAAAAGCAAAGTATTTTGATCGGACTTATCTATCAAATAAGGATTGAAATAAATACAGTTGTTGAATTCTGTAAAAGCAAAAGCGGTAATCTGAATTGAATAGTATTTAGTTCCAGATTGAGGATCGGTATTTAATATTTTTCTAGCACTTTGAATTTTAAAAAATCCTTTAAACCCATCATTGATGCCATTTATTGGCTTTTGTGCTCTGGCATTGTCGGCAACCCTTCTTGCCTCTGATTCCCAATTAAGCATATTAACGAAAACAAAATCTCCTGGGCTCAACTCGGTTTCATAATTCACATCAGTAATTACCAATGTGGCCGACATAGAGGGTGTAAGTACGGATTTTGAATCAGAAACAGTCAATTGAAGGCAATCGTTTTCAACAACCAATGGCTGAGAAGCAATAGTTGAATAGTTTTGAGTATTTGTAGGTGTAGTTCTTAAAGTATCTCTAACTTTCCATCTTAAAAAAGTTAATACCCAAGCAGGACTTGTTTGGTGAACAAAAATGTCATTTGCAAGATCATTGGCATTAGATCCATTAGGTAGAATATCATAAGTGTAGGCTGTATGGTTGGCTGCCATGATTAATGACTACCCCCAGAAGGACTAGGAGGACCCGCACTTTGCTGATTAGGTGCTTGGGCGGGTATTCCTAAGAAATTGTTTAATTGAGTTACTGCTTTCGCTCTTTCTACCGCATCGGCGGAAGTATTCATTATTTTTACTAGATTTGCAATATTTTGTCCAAATTTATCAAGTGCATCTTTTGTTGGAGCAATCTGAGATTGTAAACTGGAAAATAAATTATTGAAAAGTTTATCTCCCTGAGCTTGAATTGCATTCGTAGCATCTCCAGCCCTTCCACCAACGCCTGCTTCTAATTGGGCTTTCTTTGCATCTTCTAGAGCTTTATTTTGCTGTTTTGCATCTCCAGACGCCTGTGCGTCAACATAGGCTCCAGCAAAACGGAAGTCTTTTCCTAAATCTGGATTCTCAACCGTTGCATTTATCTCTGCTTGACCCAAAGCAGAACTAACTTCTTTTTGTTGATCTTTGGTTAAAGAGGAAGTATCCAAAACAGACTGAAGACCGTATTTTTTCTTAAGATCTTTAAGTTTTTGAATCGATGTGTCACTGCTTTTAAATTTATTTTGAGACGCAGCAGTTACTTTATTTGCTTCCTGAATAATTTGCTCAGGACTTATTGGATTTCCAGCCCTAGAAGCATTCTCTGCCAATTTCTGGACCATAGGGTTATCAACTGTTAATTGATCAATTGGAATATTAAAAAGTGCTGCCCTAGAAAAAGTATCTAACTTATTGAGGACTGGATTTTTAATGATTCCGGCAGCACGCATTGTTCCGGTTGGACCAGTTTGTTCTACGGATTTTTGTCTATATAGTTCATATGCATTCTGACCAGCCTCGATACCTCTTGTAGTCTTATCTCCACCAAAGAATTTACCGACTGTACTCAAAATCTGATCTAGGCCCTCAGAACTTGAAGCACCGGATCTATTTACAATGGTTGCAGCAGATTCAATAAATTTTCTGTTTTCTTCTCTGTATTGGCTACCGTCTAATCCAGTTCTAGTTCCTTCAGCCAATATTTTTATAAATGCGTCTTTTGAGCCAGTGTCAGATCCAATAGACCCAGAAAGTTTTCCTAATACCTGACTGGCATTCGTAACATCTAAATTTCTTTCGGCTTGAAGTGCCGTAATTGAATTTCCTCTAGCAGATCTTGTTGATCCACCAGCACCAATGATATTGGATGCCGCCGTTCTTCCCTGTTGATCTGTAAAACCGGCGTCTTCTACTTTACCGTAAAAGCCTTTACCGCCAAGTCCATATCCATTGCCCCTTAATTCTTCATCGTTTAACCCCAACTGTCTCTGTGTCCCTAAATCGGTCTGATATGTTTGTAGGTACCTGTTAGCTGCTGCGGTTCTGATCCCTCTTTCTGGACCATTTTTAATGGCATTAAACTGTTCTTCTTGGGCTTGAGCTTGTTCATTTTTCTTTGTTTCTTCAAATTCTCTTTGTTGATCTTTAGAACCAAATCGTCCTGCTATTGATCTAAAGGCCTGCATGAAGTTACCATGTTGGAGGGCTCCTGAGCCTTCCTCACCAAATATTAAACTTCCAAGCATTCCTTGTGGCGTTTTTGTATTAGCCTTATACCTACCTGCAATTTTATCTTGGGCGTACTGAGCCGCCTGTAATCGATCGGAATTGAATGTCAAATCTTCTGCGGCACCACCATTTAAAAGGGAATTAAGTCTTTGACCGCCTTGTCCTTGGGTTTGAAAGGTCTGAGCCTCTATTTCCCTGGTTCGAAATTGGGATTCCGCAAATACCCTTCTTGTAGCTTCTATTCCTTTAATCCCAGCAACGGCTGTACCGATACCAGCCATTATCATTCCAGGAACGCCCAAGGCTCCAATGAGACCGGAAAGACTGGTAATACCGCCTTTAGGCATATTGAATGCGCTTCCACCTGCACCGCCAGCGCCGCCTGGGGAAGGCGTCTTGCCGCCTTTAGGATTTAAGGACTGCTGAAGGCGATCTCTAGTCTTTAGAATGGAATTGTAGTCTTCTTCTGCCTTATTGCGCTCCCTTGTCCAATAAGCCTTTTCTTTTTCGTTCTTAACGGATTCAACTTCTTTTCTTGAAATCTCTTCTAGTTTTCTTTTTTTGTCGTCTAATGCCCTATTAGCGATCTGAACAGCTTGCTGATCAAGCCTAGTAGATTTCTCTTTAGATCTTGTAGACTCTAGATTCTCCCTAAATACATCTGAAGAGGTCTTTTCGGCAGCGTTTTTGGATGAAGTCGAGCCAAGTTTTAACTTATCTGCATCCCCTTGAATCTTTTTGATTAATGTCGAAAATGCCTTCTCAAGTTCTGAGGTATCCGCACCAATTTTAAGTTTTGTTTCTAATGACATTGTGAAGACCCCAGATTAAAATTAGACCCTTATAAGATAAGATTGACGGTTTAACCTTTACTTACTTATATCACTTGACCTCAACCTTTAAATAGGGTATAAATATAGTATGGCTAAAAAGACCAAAAAACCCAAAAAGGTCGTAAAAAAGACAAAAGAAAACAAAAATACTAAGGAAATTAAGTACTTAGAAAGATTAATTGAGTTAAGTTTGAGGAATGTTACTGGCAAATCAGAAGAATTAGATAAGTTATTCACGAATCAGGCCAATAGGATGAAGGAGCAGATTATTAAATTAGAAGCAAATATCTATTTTAATAAGTGTTTTCTTGAAATTAAGTGATATATTAATTTTATGCATGACGACGATTACGATGATGATTGTTTTGACGCTTTTAGGTATCTCTTGGGAAGTCTTAATGATGATATTAAAGATGATTCAGAAGAATACCCTCGAATGGTTGGTATGAGTAAGTGGCTACAATTAGAAGCTGAAGCCGCTACTGCCAATATTTTTCCAGATGTTGGGGTAGATTGGGCTCGCATGGAACCAGAAGCCAGGACCTGTTCCCACGAATGGGCGATCTATCAGGGACTAAATGAAAAATATGAATTTTGTAAGAAGTGCGATGAGAAAAAATGAGAGTTAAAATTAAAAAATTGCATCCAGATGCCATCATACCAAAATACGCAACTCCAGGCGCTGCCGGTTTTGACTTGGTTGCCATTGAAGATGTAGCTATCGAACCTAGCACTACGGTTCTGATTAAAACAGGACTATCTTTTGAAATACCGGAAGGCTACGAACTTCAAATTCGCCCACGATCTGGGACGTCTTTAAGAACACCTCTTAGAGTAGCAAATAGTCCAGGAACTGTTGACGCCGATTATCGCGGAGAAGTTTGTGTGATTATGTCTAACATTCAAGTACATCCATCATACAGTGCTGGGCTATATGGTGTAAGTTTAGCGCAATACATTAACAAGGGTGATCGTATTGCTCAAGGCGTTATCTGTCCAATTATTCAAGGTTCGTTTGTTGAAGTCGAAGAGTTAAACAATACCCAGCGTGGTGCGGGTGGATTTGGGAGTACTGGGGTATGACATCTAGAGATTTTGCATATTGGCTCCAGGGTTTCCTTGAGGTTTCTAATCCTACACATATAGGAGAAAATGAAACCACTATTATTAAAAATCATCTAAATATGGTTTTTAAGCACGAGATCGATCCTTCTCATGGCGATAAAAAGCATCAAGAAGAATTGAGTAAAATTCATCAGGGATCCTCATTGCCAATTTCTGACGAAATGCGTCGCGTGCTGCAATCTGGGATTATCGAAGCTAAATTTAACTGTTAAGGAAATCATATGCCCAAAGCAATACTGGAATTTAATTTACCAGAAGAAAAGGAAGAGTTTGAGTCAGCCAAAAATGGTGGGTGTTATAAACTTGCTCTTTGGGATCTAGACCAATACCTAAGAGGTATCTTAAAATACAATAGTGATGCTCATGACCAAAAAACAATCGACGAATTACAAAATACAAGAAATAAACTTCATGAGTTTCTTCACGATTACGATTTGAGTTTATAAAAAATTTGCGGCTGCGTGGAAAGCTAGTTAGGTACTGGAAGAGTCGTGCGCTCCAGTTTAAGATAGAAATACGCCTACGAGAGACACGCCTAATATATCTAAGGCTGGAGCCTTATTGTGCGTTGGACGATAATCTGAACGCATCGAGTGCAGGGTAGATACTGCATAGGTAAACATCCAGAGTGGGATTTGCGCCCCACCCGCAATATTAATTCTTGTTTTTTTCGTAGATCTTAACTTCTTCTTTTATTATCTGACGACCTTTTTGTCGTTCTTTTCTATTAGCTTTACGCACATCTTTTAGGGTACTATAGCCGTCTGTAGCCATTTCTATGGCTTGCTTACACCGTTTAGCGGTCTTTAGGGTATCTATCTTTGCCATAACTATCCTTTAAACGATACATAAAGAGGCTTTTGTGTCATTTAATCGCTTCATAATAAGATTCTGGCGCACCAATAAATTCAGTGTATCTGTAAAATTTTATAAGTCTATCGATTATCACGATCAATTCTGGCGTAAAACCAATATCTTCACCTAAATAGAAAGCTACCACCACGCAGGGGCACCCAGTACTTGTGGCGCAAACCGAAATTGCACTCCCAAGATCGTAACTCACCTTATGTGTTTTGTAAAATTTTTGTACAAAATTCTTATTTACGATGTACCTATTTAGGTCTATCTTCATTTACGAAACCTTACATGTTATTTTCTAGACCAAATTTTTTTATTATAGGGTTTGGAGTATCAAGATTTTTCTGTATCTCAGTCATGTTCTTGATTATTGCTTTAATTGTAAAAAATCCCAATAATATCCATACCAAACATAATACTAGCCTAGGAGTATTCCCACTTCTATTCATATTCAAAACCCAAACCAATCATTGCCTTTAGTGCAAATGGATTTTCTTTAAGATCGGAAATCAAATGCGTAAATATAGGATCCTTTTCCATTTCACAAAGTACGGGGGCCATAAAATATCCTGGGCTGTGGTCGGCAGCAAATTTTAGATATTTTTCACCTTCTTCTTCCATATCCATGGCAAAATAATCATGGGCAACTGAAGTCATACATTTAGAGTATGCAAGATGTGGCAAAGCATCTTTGTTGAGAATGAGATAGTCCAATAGAACACCTAGTTCTTTTATGAGATCCTCATGGTCTTGTGGGATATCGCCGTATGTTTTCATTAAAGAAATTTAATTTCCCCAGAAATGTTAGTAATACAAAAATCTAAATAGGTTCCAGTGTATCTGCCTTCTTTATCGTATTGAGCATTGAATTCCCTAAAAAAGGTTTCCATATCTTCCAATGAATAGAATTTCCTCATAGCGGGAGTGGCATCCTCGACATAATATACGACATGATAAGGTTTACTTTTGGTTTTTTTAGTGGCCTTCTTTTTCATTGTTCTCTCCAAATTTTTGAATTACTTTTTCTGCATCGGAAAATGTAAGTCCGTTCTTGCTATCTATTTGTACTAACCTGTCTATAAAGGGCGCTAAGTCTGTTCCGTCATCAATAATTACAAAATTTGTAATTTCTGGATGGTACTTTAAATAAAGAGCGATCTCGTGGCCTCTATATCCATTTTCCAAAACTGGGGTTACGCCAACAATAAAGGATCCTGAAATATGGTACTGGTCAAACATTTCTTGCAGAGCTTCTATGGTGTAGTGTTTTCTCCAACTAGAAGTGATAACTATTTCGACTTTGGGGACTTCTTCTAAAATATATTGAAGATTTGACATCGCAACTGGATCAAGAACTTTAGAACTAACGGTATTCGTTAAACCCAACAAATTCAAACGATTATTACAAATCATCGAACTAACTGAAACTAGGACCCCATCGATATCGACAAAGAGGGCTTTCATACTCTAAATACCTTAATGGTTCCACAATATCTACATTTACTGACCAACTTACGAGCCACGGGACGTTTCGTGCTTATCTCTTGATCAAATATGTCTATGGAATCCATAGTATGGAATCTATGTGGACAGAAAAACAGTCTTAAAATTTTGTATAGATACTTCATTTGATCTCTCTTTTTACTTCATCAGAATAAACATGGTAAACGAAATCCTTGATCCATTCAAGATCTGGTTTTGCTCGAAGAGTAGAAGTCTTTTCTACCTCGACCAATTCTTCTAGGCCAGAAGTAATCATTTCAGATACTTGTTCGAATGGCAGTTGTTCGGTCTTGATCTTAATTAGCAATTCCGCATCTGGACGAGGGAATGTGATATTTCCAGTACGAAGAAGTTCTAGGCCTTCACTGTTTACTCGAACAGCATGGGAAAGAGCCTTAAAACATACTCCACCGGCAATATTTGCCTTGCGTGAACGAGATCCGTACTCTGCATAGATTCGACTAACAATGTCTAAAGCGTCTTTTGCTCTAATTGCCATGGGAATAAAGCGACCACAAATTTTTAGGTGAGGTTGATTCATTTCGCCTTTAGGGTCTGGTTTCATTACCATTTCTATAAGCGGCGTTTTTTCGAGATTAACCAACGATTGCGTATGGTAAATTAAATCAAGAATTCCTTTTTCGTGATCTCTTAATCTGTCATATGGAGGAAAGGTTTCTAAGGAACCGATAGCCATTTTAAGGGCATCCATGCGAGTACCTTTTACGCCATACTTTGCAGCTTGTTTACGAGCATATCCAATGAAGGCATTAACATTCTTAGAAATAATTTTCTCTTTATTATCCCGAATTGTTTTGAAGATGTACCAGTTAGCGGGGTTCTTTGCCGTAAACATTTCGTCTGGGGAGAAGATCATATCAAGGGCCATGGTCTGGCCTTCTGCGAATAATTTTAAAAATTGATCAACCGAGAAAATCTCAATATCTACATCGTCCTTACTATTGCGCTCTCCATGGGCCTTCTTTCGACTCATGTTTACCGTTTTGTGGTAGTCGTTTAATACGATTTGACGGCCCGTAGGCAAATAAATGGACTTAAAATCGAGATCAGACTTTGGAGTAGTTGTTCCGTAAAGAGCCGACCCAAATTTCAACTCAAAAAGCTTATTCATTTATCCTCTTCCTGGAGTATCCGATGGTAGACCAAGATATTCCCGCCAATCAACCCATCTACGAGTATTTGGCTTAACGATATTTCCATTAATAGCAACACCATCATTTAGGGTTTTAATAAAACCCCAATCTCGCTTAGTACGACCAGTAAAACAAAAAGTTAATGGAGCAAATTCTTTTTCGTTTAATCTATAAGAATGATCGGTTAGAACCTGATGCTGATCTGTTGCTTTTCTCCAAACAAATCTATTTTTTGCTACTGGATATGTTTTGATATCATCCATCAACCTTGTAGAGTTTCCAGAAGTTCTTGTAAAAATTAAAGAATTTGCTCCAGACTGTCTGCGTGTTAATTCTACTTCTTTTGTCTGAGGATTAAATTTCTTTTCTGTATAAGCACCACGAACCAAGTAGGTACAGAAATCCCAAGGATGATCGTGTAGATCGTCCCGATCAGAACGTAAAAATTGATGGATAAAGAAATTAAAATACTTTGATTTGATTACATAGTATCGGATTAGATAAACGTCCTGCGGGCCTCCAGTACCAGTAATACGAAGTGTCTTACTTCTTTTTTCACAATAGGACATTAACTTGTTGGCAACAAAAAGAGTTAAATTATTCATTTTGTACACTTCTTTAGCTCATCGCCTTTAAAAGATTCTGGAACAATTGAACCCTTACAATCCAAATCTACATCGTATACCGGTGGATCTACTTGGATCTGATGTTCTACTGTGCCTTTACATCCTTCATAAAAACCTTTGGTTACAACTACACAATCCTTGAAATGGAATGGTGTCGATAACATAGTGGCCAACATAAGAACGAAATTAGTATTCATCATATAGAACTCCTATCTAAAATATATCAAAAAAATATTGTTAAGTCAATTACAAACCACATACGCCATTAAGACAACCATTTTCAGTTTCTTCAAAAACTTTTCCTTCGTCAGCCAAAGCTTCTTCCAGAGAGCATCTGGTTAATGGCTGTCCACCGCGAGCACCATCTGGGTATACCGTAAACCCACGTAACCGCTTGGCATACTTGAGTAATGTCGCCGCATTCTTTTCATAATTGTCTTTGTTATTAGTAGAAGATCCCCAACTTTCCATGTTGCAAGTACTAGAAATGGACATATCAACATAATTTTGGACATCGGCTTGAAACTTAACTCGTTGTTTGAAAGTAAGATCTCCGGCATCTTTGATATTTTCAACCTTAATACCCTGTTCTAGAAGTCTTTTGACCGATCCATCAACAACATATTGGTACATCCATTTACCTTCTTTGAAGTAACGGCGTTTATAGGCCTTACAGAATAGTGGTTCAATACCAGTAGTGGTCTCTGCAATGATGCCAATCGTGCCTGTTGGAGCGATTGCGCGAACGCCCTTAGGAACAGATACCCCTAATTGTTTAGCTCCCATAAAAGCCGCTGAATCGCTTTCTTGCTCGTATACGGATAGAAGTTTATGAAGTTCTGGTGTTACCTCATATTCCTGACCCTTGGCCATAAGCCATTCATGGATTCCACCTAATCCCAAACCGATTCGATTGTTTTTCAGTCCAATTTCTCTGATCTTATCGGTTGGAACATCACTGTACATACCCCCACAAAGGAGAAAGAGAGTGGAAAGTTTGGTGCTTTCTGCTAGATCCCTCTTATCTTTCATGCGATTAAGCCAAAGAGTTCCTAGATTACACTTGTCAGAATCATCTTCGCTGACTACTTCAGTACAGGCATTACGAAGAGATTCGTTATCTTTCCTGAAATTGAAACTCATTCCTGGTTCTGCAGTAGAGAAAGCTTGAAAGCAATTATCAAGCCATACTTTCTTGGTTAATTCGTGTTTTGGGTGTTCTGGATTCTCAATAGCAATAAAAAATTCTGTATTATAGACTACAGAAATGTTGGTTAGCTCCATAGGAAGCGGAAAATTAAGGTCTGCTAACTTAGCCGCCTTAAGAGCGTCGGAATAATCCTTAAGGTGCATAAATTTAAAGACATCTGGGTGAGACCATTCTAGGCCTGCCCAAATAGCAGATCTACGTTGTCCGCCTTGCATAATGTAACGGCCACCCTCATTTACCATATTCATTAAAGCTATAGGACCCGTAGAGCGACCCCCAGTACGTCTGATAATTTCCCCTTCAGATCTAAGTTTTGAATATTCTACTCCAATTCCTCCACCGGTCATAAGGGAGGAAGTGACTTTATGTTGTATCTCTGCCCAAGATTCTCGACTATCTTCTGCCCTAAATAAAAAACAATTGTTTACCTGATGGAATTCTCTTCCAGCAGAATAAAGATAGCGACCTCCAGGAATAAATTTCCTTTCGAGGATCATATTGTAAATCTTTTCTTTGGTTTTACTGTCTAGAAGTTGAGAACACACAGCTTCCGTAACTCGTTTGGAGGTATCAGCCCATGTCTCTACTCCATCTTTAGAGTATTTCTGTAAATAAATATCTTGTGCCCATTTAGCGGAAAAAACATCGAACGCATTCTTCATCTTGTTGTACCTATATTATTGTTTTGAAACTAAACTGTTATTTGTTATCTGTGGTAAGTGTATAAGTTGCCCTTTTTATCGTTTACGGTTCTGCAATCGTCACATCCAACAAAAGTATTATCGCTTAACCATATGGTGGTCGGACAATGAAATCTAAATAAGCAATGAAAGTGCCATTTAATTCGATATAAAAACAACATCTTATATTACTCTTTATTTTGAAGAATTTTAAGCGTATCCGCTTTTAAATTATCTCCTAAAATACGCAAATTTTCAAGAAGTAATCGAGAAAAACAAAATCCAGCAGAAAAACTCATAACAAATGTGAATACTTTAGAGTGTACATAAAATGCGTCCACAAATACAACCAAGAAATTGGCAAAAAGCAATAACAGGAAGATCTTGAGTGTCAATGCTCCTACTTTAAAATAAAATTTCTTATTTATTACTTTTAAGTTTTTCTTCTGCTCTTCTGTAAAACCGTTCATGATACGGCCTCAAAAATGGTTTTGTATGTGTCTATAGACAAAATATCTATGGGCAGTGTGGAATGCGATGAATGTAATGTGACTACGCGATACTCTTTAATTGCCTCTACTCCAGCAATTCTTTCTTTGGCAACCGCCCTTTTGTTAAATTGATCATACGAATCTTTGTCTAACAAAATGTATTTTGGAGATCGACCGTTTTTAATCATGTATTGGTAAACTAACTCTTCAACATCTTCCATACTTATCATACTACTTACCCTTCTTCTTGTTATGCGCTTCAAGAATTTTTTTAATATACTTATCTACTTTTTGTGGATCACATCGTTCTTCTACTAAGATCTCTGTAAATCTATCGAAAGCTTCCTGTACATCAGAAAGTTCAAGCATTTCCACTAAAAAATACTGCTCTTCCTTTGATAAGAAGAACCTATCTGAACTCATTTTTTACCGCCATGGTGTAAGATCAATTTCGGTTTTCTCTTTTTCTTCTTAAAAATAAAACTAAGTCCAATTAACGTAAAGGAAAAAAGAGGAATCAATAAAAAGCAAAAGATTACTATGTTCATTGAACCCTCTAAAATTGCTTATTTGATATTCATTGCGTGCTTAGTTTCAATTTCACTTTGGATGAATCTGAACAGTTGTCCGCCCATAGTTTTAGTCATTCCCTTTACTTCTGCATCTGTTCCTGTGATCTGACCTTCTTTGATCAAATCCGCAATGTAGTCTTTAGTAATCTGTGGAAGGGATTTAGGGTAACCAGTTAAATAGCGCTCATCTTTTGAAAGAAGTTTTTCGAGACGAATAGGTTGTAAGAGATGAGATACGTCGATTTTAGGCTTAGTATTTTCTCCAGAATTCCCCTTCTTGGGTTTTCCAGTCCATTGGGTTTCTTCTTCCTCAAATACAACTTTATATCGCTCGTCTTTAATACGAACGACAACGCCTTCTGGGTGCATGAATCCAGAACTAAGTTTAGAGCCATTTGTTTTGAGTTCATCCATTGCAATTTGGACTTGATTGAGATCAATTGGACCCTCATAAAGAACTGGCACAAGAACGGTTCGTGGTGGAAGCGGCTTATCTTTATAACGATAATAGTCAAAAAGAACGAAAACTTTTTGTTCTAAACCTTCTCCTGAGTTAATGCCCTTGCCAGCCCATTCGCCATCATGACGACCTTCTCCAAGAAGGTCGATGAAAGCCTGCTTGTTTGCGTAAACATGTGTGGCGAAATTGTAGTTATCATCGCCAGGAACTATGAATCGTGTGCGTGATCCACATGCAAGATCGAATCCATCTTCTACCTGCATAGAACCAACGCCATCGTGGACATCTTTAAATTTACGGTAAACAAGAATGTGAGCATTTGTACCATGAATCTTTTGCGTGATTGACATGACTACCGAACCTAATTTTTTAATTTCTGGGAAAGCTTTAAATTCCATAATTCTCCTAAATATAAACCCGTCACCACATGAAACCCATTTTAAGGCGCGTGACGGGCGCTCATGGAAAAGGTTAATGGTCAATCCCATGAACAAAAATTTCGTGACAGGTCAGTCGCTACTCTGACAAGGATACTACTAGGGCTACCCAATGTATTGTCTGCTCCCGTTCATTCCTAAATCCTACATTTAGATCTGCGTGTCTCTTAGTTTCTGGGGCGTCACGTCCAGTAAAGACTCAAACTGCTTTCCACGCCGCTGTCACTTCATAGAATATATCGTTAATTAGTACGCAAGTCAATACTAAAAAGCCCCCTAAAAATTAATTTAGGAGGCTTGGATACGGAGGAATTTGGAGGTCTAAGGATTATGAACTAACTGCAACATCGTCGAGAGTAACTGCGGTCTGAGCATAAATACCTGTTCCGTGATATGTAGAAGTAGTCTGCATTGCCACGTTTGTACTGGCCAATATTGTTCCTCTGAATACGCTTGATACCCCAGCGGTTACGGATCCAGCAACAGCCCACATTACATTTGAAGCTTGTGCTCCGCCAGTCATTACGATCTGAGCAGAACTAGCTAAATTCAAGGTAGAAGAACATTGGAATACCCAAGTGTCGTTCACGCCACCGTTTAAGGTTAACGTTCCGGTAATAGAAGTTGGTACGGTTAATTTGTATAATCCTGGAGCGAGAGTTAAACCACCAAGAGCACCTGCGCCTGGATTGGTTTGTGTAGGAGTAGTAAGTCCTTGAGCATTTGTGTAAGCAGTAGTCATATTAGCAACTGCAGTGGTAAGGTTAGCAGGTGTTGGAGCACTGTAATCTGCTGCGAAGATATGTCCAGTTACATTTGGAGCAGTAGAGAATTGACCAGAACCATCTAAGGTGAGTGTGAAGCCAGTAATTGCTGTGTGAGCGATTGGGGAAACACCCATTTCGCCAGTAACTGCAGATCCTGAAGTATCACTGATACCACTTTCTGACAAAATTCTATATGCAGAAGCTGCTCCAAGACTTGGAAGAGCTGGTCCTAATGCACTAATGGTATAAGCAGCACTTCCAACGGCAGAGTTGCTCAATCCAGCCTTTACAGCTAAAACCTTAAGAGTTTCAGATGCATTGATCAGAATTGGACCTGCATATGCAGTACTTCCAGTAGTTGGGGTTGATCCATCAAGAGTGTAGTAAAATAATGCGCTAGAAGTAAGGGAAGAAACGGTAACCATTTGGCTACCAGCATAAGTTCCGGCTACAGGAGAGAAAGTTGGAGTTGCAACTTGACTTCCACCGATAATGTAGGCTGCTCCATTTACGATAGAGTTAGCAAATCCGTTTTTGATAGCAATAGCATTAACTTGTTCACTTGCACTAACAGTAATAGGAGTGCTGTAAAGTGAACTATTGATAGAAGGTTGGCTTCCGTCAGTAGTATAATAAATTGAAGCACCAGCAGTTGCTGAACTTAAACTAACAGTTTGTGAAGATCCATAAGTACCAGCATTTGGAGAAAATGTAGGAAGAGCAGCCGCTTGACTAACAACCGTTGGAATTACAGTAACTTTGTTGCTAGAGACTGAAGAGGTCGCAGCAGCTACATCCAAAGCAATTGCGGCCTGGGTTTTAGTGGCAATCGCAGCAGCCGAGTCAGAACTGAGGATGGTAGCTTCGATACCGGTAAAACCGATAGGAGCTGGATTAACGTTAGTTCCGCCCGATACATTGTACCAAATATCGTACTGATTTGTATTACCAGCGGTAAATAGAGTGAAATATGCTCCGGCTCCAAAACTAGGGAAAGCGCTTCCGGCTGGCATTGAGAGAGAAATAACAGGTTGTTGTGCAGGTCCTTGAGTAACAGTGCTAGCACTGAAACCAGATGGCATAGAGATATTTTGAGGACCAGTATTAGGAATGGGCACTCCGATACCTACACCACCAGCCAAATTAGATAAAACGTCTGCTAAAGATGCGATAGGTAATTCGAAACCGTCTGTAACGAATTCGATGTCACGAGCACTCAAGGCATAATTTCCTAAGATACAGTTTTGAAAATTTTGTGCAACTTGATTTTCCCCAAAACAACTCTCAAGTCGGGTAAAAGAGGACGGTGAAAGTAGGGCTTGAGTTTGGATTGCGTTAATAAGCTCGGCACCAGCAGTATTGTCGCCCATGCCCGAGATTAGAAAGGGAAGAGATGAAGATTGTAACATGGTTTTTTCTCCTTAAATTTTAGTCATATACTCTTACAGACTTACCTAAAAGATTGGATTACTATCGGTCATATGGTATAAACCGTTGATTTTATTCAGTTATAGATAAAATCACTCCCCATATTTACCAAAATACCGTATAGCACTTCTTAATAGTTTCTTGCTGTCCAATTTACCTATGGCCGTATTACACTTTGTACAGAGTAATCCTCTTATTTTACCGGTTTTATGGTTGTGATCTACGCCGAACTTATATTTAAAATCTTTAGGGATTTTCTTGCAAATAGCACATTTGTTTTTCTGTTCTCGTAACATATTTTCGTAATCGTCTATTGTGATACCGTACTTCTTTTTTAAATTTCTACTTCTATACCATTGGGATGATTTCTCATGATGATCTTTCCTCCACTGAATAGCATGCGCGTTCTTACACTTCTTACAAATTGAACGAGGACAAGTCTTCTTGTTTGGTCCAAAAGTTCTTGTATTGAATAAGTCTAATGATTTCCATTCTTTACATTTAATGCACTGTTTCATTTTCTTCTACTTCTTTTGGTACCAGGCATTGTTCTAAAGGAATAAGGGGAATCATGACCATGGTTTGCAGCTTTTATCTCATCACTGATAGGTCTAGGTTCTTTTGGTGGAGTACCCAGTACGCCGCTAATGAACATATATATACTTTGGAAGAGTGTATATGGATCTTTTTGTGTTTGATAACTAAGCAATTTAAGGTTAGGATTCAAGGTAATTGCCTTATCTTCCTTGTCTGGACGTTCGCATAGGATCACCGGACAGTTGTAAATTTCGTGTAATCTTGTGAGTCCAGAAAATGCCTTGTCATTAAAGAAATGTTCGATTCCTTTTGGATTGCCAACATAGTGAGTTCGCCAGAAGCTCCAGTAACTAGAAAAGGGAATTCCTTTGGCTAGAGCGAAATCAACCGCTTTATGGGCAGAGTAAAAATTGAACTTGCCATGGAGATAATGGTCGAATTGGACAAAAGGAATTGCTTCCCCACAAATCAAAAGTATTCCGCCTTTAGTCCACCAAGAATCGTGGTGTCTGTTTGGTGGGAGTTTTTCTATAAGATCATGGAGTGGGGTTTGTCTGGTCTTATTAGGCTTAAGAATCTTAGATGTTTTTCGGTTATAGACCACGGTCTTGTCTATACCAAGTCCCATGGCAGAATCGTAATAATCATGAAAGTTAGAAGCAATTAACATTTAGACTTACCGAAATTAATCCTACTGTATTGTTTAAGAACTCTACCCTTCTTAATCATATCTAAATTGTCAACATAAAGCATTCCCTGAAGATGCTGAACCTCGTGTTGGGCGCACTGAGACACAACGCCTTCTGGCAATGTTTCCATATGCAGAGTACCATTTTTATCATTATAGGCTATGGCAACCTGATTATATCTAAGAATTTCATGTCCAACATTTGGTAAGCTTAGACATCCTTCTTGCATCTTAATCGGTTCGCCTAAACGACGAGTGATCACACAATTGAGATAAGCTCTAGGCGCAAACCCTTTGTCTGGATACATAATAAACAGATTCATGTCCAGACCAACCTGATTGGCTGCCAAACCATAACCCTTCTTTTCTTCCATTATCTTAATCATTTGATCAATGGTTTCATCCCAGATACCAAATTGGTCAACATCTTTGGCTTTCTTATGAAGAATGGGGCTTGGATATGTGACTAATTTCATAGTATACCTTTATGAATTGCGGTAGGCGACGGAATCGAACCGTACTTATACCTGCCTTAGCGAAGGTGGAATCGAACCACCGTGAGGAGTTACCCCAGACCAACTCACCTACCGCAAACTTTAATTATCCTTTTAGTTTAGCTTCAAGAATTGCAATTTGTTCTTTTACGTATTGAACTTTATTGTTAAGGCCGGAATCCGTGGTGTCTGTGTTCTTGGATCCACTTAGTTGTTTCTTGAGGTTCTCAAGAGCTACGGTACGTTTTTTCTTTACATTGCCTGGAAAATTAGTTGGGTTCATATTGATCCTTCTTTCTTTTAATAGTATATCATTATACTTTGGTAAAGTCAATTTTATTTTTAATAACTCTTCGGTACATTCCAGTACATCCAACAGCGCCCCTATCTTCTGGATCAATCATAAGACCCCTAGATGCAAGGACTTTTTCTGCTTCCTTGATATGTTCTTGATACTGTGAACCGGTTTGGCGATGAATGTCCATGCCTCCGTTTGTATACACCAAGAGTTTTACCTGGAAAATAGTTCCGTTCCACCCATCGTCTGGTCCTTCAAATATGGCTTCCTGAGTACCACCTACATCCTTACAAACTTCAAATAGCGGTAATCGTTCCATACTATTCACCTAAAATAGCTTTCTTCAAATTTTTCATTTGATATTCATGACAGGACTTGTTTTTCCAGTTATCGGTACAATAAGAATCTACATAATTAACCATACAATATGCTCTGGCGGAATCGCTATCTGGCATACCCTCACATTTGTTCTCTGCCATCTCAACAATCTCTTTCATGGTAGGATCTTTAAGTCCAAAATAAAAGCATAGGGCCGCAACCGGTAATAGGATAAAACAAAGGGTGATCTTAAATTGAGTATGTTCCATATTATTGAAGAGATGCGAAGAAATCCTCACATTTAGATCCTGTGCGTGGATTCTTAAGTTTGCGTTTCAGGGGTTTTTTAGACTTACCTTTTTTAATAAGTTTTCTACATTGCTTTGGATGCATGTGATGTCTTTCTTCTGGCCAATCAGTTGGCTTGCAAATTAATCGATCCCATTTATCATATCCAACAACGGTAGCTTTGTCGCCATCCCAAAAAGTAGAATTTCCGTCTCCACACCCGTACATCTTAATTTTTGTACCTATCTTAAATTTTTCCATATTAATCATCATCTTCCCAACCACAACCCTTTTTCGGTCTTGTGGTATCAATATCAATACCTTTCTTGGTACGATCTTGGGCAAACCACTCTTTATCAAACTGAGCGTCTTTTGCTTCAACTAAACCATCGATTGGATCTGGTTTGAATTCTATGCCTAATTTCTGTGCAAATTTAATGGCGTCATTATAAGTACTCACAGCGTATGTAGCTCTACCATGTGCGTACCTACGCGCCATCCATTGGATTTCTTTGATTATGAACTCTCTTTGTGTACATCCGTGACAAGGCTCTTGTTTCTTTTCTTTTTTCATATTAATCGGCCTGAACTACTTTTATGGTTTCTACATCACATATTGGGACGTAGGTATCTGTTTCATTATGAAAATATCGGGAAGCCTTAAAAGACTGTTCGATCTTTGTCTCGGCCAATTCTTTAGACGTGTGCGTAAGATAAGTCCAATGGAAAAAATGTTCAATATCGTAGTTAGGCTTAAAAAATTTAGACTCATAAGCCGTACCGTTCTTAGCGGTTACCACAATTTTAAATGGTGGCTTCTGTAATTCTTTATAAAGCCATTCTTTGGCGTCGGATTCAACTTTGGCGCGTTCTTTTTTTTTAGACTTACAATCTAACCAAATAGATAGTGGGATACATGCAAGGAACATACAGATAAAAAATAAACCAATCATTTTGCGTAAATCTCCTTAAAAGTTTCTTTGTCCAAATCGCCCTCTTCAACCCGCGTAATAGCACAAATTAAGGTAAGAATCGCAATTGCATGCTTGGGCTCGAACATTCCGCTTAATGTGCGAATTGTACGAATTGCAGTCTGATGACCATCGATATATTCATCTAAAAGAGATTTGATTGTCATTTTAAAACCTACTCTTTACTAATACGCCATCGGCAAAAATAAAATCTGACAATTCATAGGCTTGTATTGGAATTCCTTTTTTGGGAAACCGCTCAAAATGTTTTTTCTGAACAAAAAAACTTAACCGTTCTGGTTTTTGGCTTCCTTTTGGAAGAAATGTAAGGTACAGATTGTCTGGTACTTTTCGTGATACTAAAATATATTCATTCATTTGAAGCGAGAACCCTTTTTCTTCGGCTTCCTTCTTAGAAAGAGTCCCTGCACGTTCGCCCTCTTTGGCCTTACGGACATAATCAAGATCACGGTAGTAGGTAAATATCCCTTTTGGTTTAACGATCTTGTAGACCAACTTTGTTTCTTGGTCTTGAGCATAAATATCAGTGCCGAGTTCGGCCATAATAACATTTAGTTTTTCGTAAGCTTGCTCTAGCTCTTCTTTAACTCGCTCTACATTTTTTGCAGCTTCGATGAATTGATTTTCTTGTGACATATTTTCTCCTAGTATTTTAATTTAATTACCATTTCAGAATCTGTGTCCTGATTTGTAATACCTACGGTTGCTGTTGAAGAGCCGCTATTGCCCCTTCCAGATCCACCGCCTCCGCCGCATTTAACAGAAACACTAACCCACTTTACTCCTTTTGGTACCACGAAGACACCTTCACCGGTTTTAAGTGGTTTCTTTTTTAAAAAACGGAACAGAGATGCGGTTAATAAGGACCCAATTAATACTCCTAAAATCACTTTACTTCTCCTGTATCTGCGAACCGTAAGAGCTTCTTTGCAATCTGTCTAGCCTGTACGCGGTTAAGGTGCATTCTGTTATTTACATCCTTGTTGTCCATATGAGGTCCGGTATTGCTTAGACCAAGCCAAATACACTCTCTTTCGGCATTACTGCTATGTTGTAAGGTGCAAACTTGGGCATAGTCATCTGCAAATTCTAGGTATCCAAACCCACGACCTGTTGTTTTGAATTTCATGGTTGCTCCAATCTCATTTTGACTGTTTTTGGTTGCTCTTCATCTAATACGATCCTGTATGAGGTCTCACAACCTTCGCAGTAAGTTTGATCTCCATCTACAGAAATCGCTATTCCTACAGGAACTTCATCTAAACAATACGTTCTTAAAAGACAGTCTCCGGCCTTACTTTGGTATTCTAAGGATGAACCGCAATTAGGACAGCTTGCCATTACACTATCAAACATTCCCATATTATGACCCCTGGGAAGTAACTACTTCCATATCGCTGTGTTTTATTTGATATTTTTCCCATGCAGCAACTAGATCGTCTAAAGCGCCCTTCCAATCAACTTGGCCTTTACGTCTAGACTGTTTGTTGACTTCATAGGCCCATACAGCTGTATCGACCGCTTTAAGAAGTTCTATTAATGATTCTGGTGTTGGGTGTTTCACTGTAATTAGTGTACCAAATAAGGTAGGATTAGTCAATAATAAAAATACGTGAATTTTTAAAAAAGATATGATATATTCTTATTAGTACCCTTAATCGGGTATAGTCTTACTGATCATTTTAGTAGCCTAAGACCATGCCTAGCATGGAACGTCGGTGCAAGTCCGGCTCAGTAAGCGTTCAGGTTGCCTGATCAGCGTAAAACCCTTAAAAAAGGTTCCCTGTTTTTAATTTTTCGAGTTCTTTTTCGAGTTCTTCGATACGACTATTTAAATGGAATACTTCTTTTAATAGAAAACCATTTTCTTTTGCAAGAAATACATTGAAATTACCAAAATCAAGTGGGCTCTCGATCTCTGGTTTCTTGGTAAATGGTGCTATTAATACGGCTAATAGTTTCTTCATACTTCCTTTAAAAATGGGTCCAAGGGGCATGACTCGAACATGCGACACCCAGTTTATCATTCTGGTACTCTACCTTTAAGGTTACAATCATTCGGTCTGCGTTTCCCTTAAGACTACTCCGCAAACTTCCTTTTCACCATCTGAGTTACCCTTGGAAAATTGTAACCTACCGGTATGGTGAGTTACTTGCAGTTATGCTGTCTGTGGCAGCACCGCACTTCAATCCACAGAATCCTTCAAGTCTAATATGGTGGACCTGAGAGCATCGAAGCCCTGTCCGTCGATCATTTCAAAATCAATCTACGAGCGTAGGCCGTTTAAAGTCCGGCTCAGACTTAGGACCATCACGATTAAATGACGGGCTCCACCATCTTTGTGTGGCAACCCCAAAGCGGGTATAGAAGCAAGCCAAACTCACCACTTGGATCGGCAGGTGACGCCGTTGTTTCCAGAATTATTTTACACAGTCACTGGATACTGCGACAAACTTCTTATTTCTAAGCTGCTTGTAACTCTTCGTACTCTTCGTACAAAGAATCTTGAGAGTCTAACTCTGCATTTGTTTTTGATCAATTTTTAAGGTAGCCGTTGATCAACTACCGCTCGCATAATAATGTCCTAAACCTCCGTCGAAAACCTTTACAGGCCCAGATTTAAGATTGCCACTGATTTGAGTGGATGTCAATGACTTATTTGATTAAATTTAGGACGCTCAATACAATCGGATCAATAGCCATATTTGATCGAACTTTGATCCTAAATATTTTCCACCCATTTTCTATGGCCCATTGATCTTTTTCGTCTTCGTATTCTTTAACACATTGATATCCGTGACCTAATCCATCGAATTCGATTAGGATTTTAGTATCAAATAAGGCAAGATCGTAAATAAAATTCCCCATTCCGAATTCAAACTCGTGCCGTATTTCCTTTATATCTAAAATATTTTTTATTTCCTGATATTTCCAGGCCTCTCTGAGTTTAAGAGCTTCTTTCGGAGAAATGAGATTGCTTAATGCTTTCTGTTTAAATATTGGATCTACCCTTATTTTTTCTTTCATCGTATCTGACAGCTTTTTACGACTCTCTTCTGTGTGATCTCTAGAATGGCGCACGTAGAGGCAGTTTTTGGCGCTACAAAATTTATTGTCTCTTTCTTTAAACGATAAGGGATTTTTACAGTTTACACAGAATTTAGGATTAGCACAATATATGCGTATTGTTTCAAAAAGCTCTTTTCCTCTACGTTCTTTCATGTATTTGGATATACTACTGTACCCATTTGCGGCTCGTTTGTTGGCCGCTGCTTGTTTTTGATTTTTTGTTTCTTCGGAAAGTAAGGGATTATCTGGATATTTAACAGCGAACTGTTCTAGAGACATATCGTGCATTTTTAAATGAGAATTTGTCAATTGTTTAAAATTTCTACTACAAATGGGACAACTGATCATTTACAAAACTATCCAAGACCCACAAAATACATGTGGCACCGGTTTGAACAGAAAGCGTAATTTGACTCAAAAGAAAAATCAGCTTCTTTCCCTTCTTTACCACATTCTGAACAAGAAACGTTACCATCAAACTCCACGTATACACCCGAACCATTGGAAGGAAACTGTTTTGCTGTAGGATCTACGATAGTACCGTCTGGTTTGGTACACCACCAATGAGGCTGCTCTCCCCAAACATGGCAATAATAATGACCACGAACTAAGGTTAAAGTTGGATCTTGGGCACAAAGTTCTTCGGACATTTCTTTACATTTACCACGATATTGTAAGTAATCTGATTCTTCGCTCATACTAAACTCCCCTTAAATAATTTACCTTGTTTAAATCTACGATTAATTCTGCGCTTACGTCTTTTGTCTGGTCTTGCTACTTTACCAGAATCAAGGCACTTCAAAGAACACCAAACCTCGCCATAACCCCAAGGTAAAGAATGATGGCCCCAAGCCTTTGAATATTTGGGCTTTTTACCGCAGGCCACACATCTATGATACTCTATGAAACTCCCAATATAATTAGGATCGCCAAAAGGAAACCATTTATTTAGGGGTACTGGATATATGCTCATAATATAATTCCCGGCTTAAGTACAAAATATGTTGTCATTTTATTTCCTTTTATTCTCTAGCCAATCACGGAAACGGTTGGCAGCATCTGGACAAAGGCCATTCATTTCTTCATAACAAGAAAACTTTTCTGGAGCCTTTACGTATTTTTCACATACATGGATTGACGCCTGATAGCAACCACTTGCGTAACTCATTTCTGACATCTTCATGCGCCTTGTACGATCTGGATCTGCAGTAGAGCAAGAAGTAATAATTATAAAAAGTAAAAATATCCTAGTCATAATATTGAAAAATCTTAAATTGAGTCTGTTCGTTCTCTATAGAAGTCTCTAGTATTTTTGCATGAGAAATTAAAACAGCACCATTAATATCAACTATAGCGACAGTTCTACCGACAACGTTCATTGCGTTAATAACTTCAGGTAATACAAACCAATCCTTGACTAGGGCTGTTACTGGGCCAATTGACTCACGCGTGTCATGAAAATATATGCCGTACTTATTCATTTCAATTTCCTTGCAAGACCCAAAAGTCTGTCGCGATAATCCACGTCTGTTTCGAGTTGCGTATGTTCAGCCCTGGCAAAATCAGATTGCAGCCACATGCCCAATATGTACCCTAACCAATCAAGTTGGGGTCCGTAGGCGAGTTGAATGGCATATTCCAGAGCGCTCATGTTATTCCTTAGTAAGTTTTATGACTAAACGACGAAGATGCTTGACCTGTTTTTCCAAAGAATCAATACGCTCATCAATAGTTTTTGGTCTAGGATATACTACGGGTTCACATAAAGGCCCAGATAATGCAGGGGTCGATTGACCTTCTCCAGCGCCTCCTGGCAGATAAGTATATCCATTGGATTTACCATACATAAAATCTTTGAAATCGCTTTCAAGCATCATCTTTTTGCCTTGAACATCTGAGCAAAGTACATACGTGTGCTTTCTGTCTTTTAGTCTATAGGCATTATATTTAGGCGGATAACTGGTCAAAGTAAGGCTCGTGTCCGCAACATATTCTTCGTCATCTTTTTCAAAGACTGGATATTTATTAAACATCTTGTTTCTCCTCTGGCCAATACTTATGAGCCACAAAGTCCGCTTGATCAATAGCTCTAGTCGCAAGATAAGACCCAATACTAACTTGGAGTGTTCCTGGACCTTTTAATCTCTGAATAAGTTCAATACTATCTCTAAATTCTTCTACCATAACAGATACGCGATTTAAAAATTCTACGTCCATATAAATAAAGCCGGTACCTGCAGCATAATCAGGTTTATTTGCCATACAAATAATATCGCGTAATTCTTGATAGGTTGACATTAAATTTTCCCTTGGCGCACCATTTCGTAAACATGTACAAGTTCTCGAAGTAAGGGACTAAGTTGTAAATCATCACTGTAATTCAAAAGCATGAGTCTTAGATTTCCTTCTGGAATAGATAAAAATACTTTCTGTTCGTCACACACGTTTGATTCATAAAAATCATGTCCTAAAATACCTTCTTCAGTGTCTAAACTTTTCATGCTTTGTCCTCTTTCAATTTTTCTAGTTGATAAACGCCACCTTCTGTTTGGAAGGTAACGCCTGTGGTGGAACTATCTAAAATAGCAACAACTGGACTAGTACGAATATATGTAGGGTCAGAAAATCCAGGCCTATCTCTAGCGCTATTGTCTACGAGTACCATTACAGCGTAATCGTCTCTTTCAAGTGTAGTAAAGGATCCCTTAACGGACTCTCCAACGCCAACCATTGATGCCCGGAGACTTTTAATCTTGGTAAGTTGATACTTATCTTTTGGGGATAATTGCTTAAATACTTTCACGATCGTCCATTATGGCTTCTGAGCAATATGATTTTGTAATTCATGCATTGTATCTACATATACAGCCGCATATCCGCGAGCCAACATAGACTCAGCCCATTTTTGAATCGCTGCATGGTTCTCTTCTTTTGAAAATTCAAGCACAATGCATTTACCAACAGCTTTACCGTTGGCTTTTTCTACTGTATATTTTTGCTTAAGACCGTCTTGCTTATTCATTTGTCTCCTTAAAGAACCGTATTTTGATATGCTTGGGTTACAGCGCGGCTAAGACGGCTTGTAGTCGTATTATCAGTTTTTTCGTTACCGAATGTGCGGCCTACCGCTTGGGCAACCTGAAGAGCTGTTACTGGAGTTTTGTTGGTAAGCAGGTATCCGCCACCCGGACCACGAACAGAGGTGACAATCCCGGCTGTACGGAGATTGCGCATTACTTGTTCGAGAAAATTGGTTGTTGTTCCAACTTTAACCGCCAAGTCTTGTGTACGAACAGGTTCTGTTCCAAGAGTTTTAAGTGATTCTACTGCTTTGATTCCTAGTTCTAGTTTCTTATTCAATTTCATATTTCTTCCTTCTTTGTTTAGCGAACCTTATTTATGATACTGGTTGGTCGTTTGGTTCAAAACGATCCATTTCATCTTTAATTGTTTGTAGAGCAAATATTAACTGCTCAACAGATTTTTTGTCATGAAAACGTAAATTAAATTTGTTGTGAAATTCAACATCTATCGGTGATTTAACTTCAAGAATCTCAATACAAGGTATTCCGTAATAATCAGGATTTACAGAAATATTAGTCCTAATTTCACTACAGTTAATTGTGTAAGTTGTACTTGTGGATTTAAACATCATATTATTATTTTACACCATTTTTGTCAGGAATACAACAATTATTTATTGTTTGTCCGATTCTTGCATACGACCTAAATCTTGAAGTAGGAGATAGTGATTTGTCTCTAAGGCCCCATCAATTAGGTCCTGTACGGGTTTATCGGACATAAGCCTAATTGCATCCAAGAAATCTACAAGTCTCTTTTCGCGTTCAAAAGTCCTAATAGCTCTATATTCCATACCCTTAATAAGTTCCAATACAGCATCATCTGAAAAATTTTTACCGCGAATATTCATTTTGTGTCCTTTTCCTTATTCCATACTAACTTTAGGCTTTCTACTGGAAGCCTCGTTCCTTGTTTAAGGCCTGTTTCTTTCGCATCTTTCGCCAATTCACTTAGACATTGTTGGATAGTCTTCCTTGGTCCCAGAATATAAATAAAGAAAGTCTTTATGCGACTAAATAGAGTCTTCATTAGGCCTTTTTCTTGGGTAATGAATAGCGATATGGATCTCCGCTCTTACCACTACCGGTTCTAGATATCTTATTGTTTTTTACGAGTTTTTTAAGAAGAGGAAGAAATCGATCTCGCCTAACTTGACTTGCTTTTTGGAATCTATACGCTGTAAGACCCGAAGGAACCCATTTAAGGATCTCAAGCATTGATTTGGCATTTTCAGTAGCTATTTTTTTCTTGGTCTTCTTCTTTTTAGACTTACCCCATTTAAAGCCTTTTTGGGGATACGCAAGAAGGCTGCCATCTGATCCAATTTCAAGGCGAGGTGTTACATTAGGAAATTCATATATAAGGTCGCCCATACCGCCGCATCCATACCCACCTCTAGGATCTCCGGGGTGTGTACTATTAGAGGAGTCGGTATTTGAATTTCCAGCAACTCCTACAGAATCTGGGCCACTAATTGAATCTCCAGATCCTCCGTTACCAACGGAATAGCAATATGGCTTTTCGGGAATATCTAGGCATTCCGTAATAATAAGACCGTGTTGTGGCGATATATATCTAGGTTTAGGCCTAAAAAAACCAAGTAAACTATCAACTAACTTCAATAAACTTTTCATTCGTATTCCCTTTCAAAGAAATCATTAGAGCTTTTTACTAAATCTATCCATTTTCATTTCTTTCCACAGGGCAAGAAAATCGCGTCTCGCTTTGGCTCGATACGCTCTCCACATTCTCTGCTTCATGTGGGCGGAAGGAAGGGTAAGAGCGTTAGAGGGCAAAAGGGAAGTCCTCACCAGGCGGAAGCCGATGTAGAAGTAGCGAAGGCCAGCGTCGCCGTTGCTGCGCTGGGCGGAACGCAAGAACAGCGGATCGCCGTACCAACTGCCCCCGCGAAGCACGCGGTACGAACTATCCTTGAACCATAAATCTTGGCACCATTCCCAAACATTTCCATGCATATCGTAAAGGCCGAATTTATTAGGCTTCTTTAAGCCTACCGAATGGACTTTATTGCCTGAATTTGTGTAGAACCATGCATAATCTTCTAATTCTTTTTCGTCATTGCCGAAGCAGAAATCGGTTGTACTGCCTGCTCTGCAGGCATATTCCCATTCTTCTTCAGTAGGGAGTCGGTAGGTATATTTTCCTTTTTTGGAGTTCACTTTACTTAGGAATTCCTGAACATCGTTCCAGGAGACTTGTTCGACTGGATTTTTATTGCCTTTAAAGTAAGATGGATTATTTCCCATTACTTTTTGCCATTCAACTTGGGTGCATTGATAGACAGACATTTCAAAATCTTTACCGGGTATTTTAACGAATTTCATATAATAGAAGTTCCTTATTTATCGAATTTATTTTTGCAATAATTCTTAAGGCTATCTTCATCTACGGCCTTAATGTCTAGATCCTTATAAAGCTCTCGAAAGATCTGGCGACACGCTTCGCGTTTACCATCTAACCTTAACTGTTGGGCGCACAACACATTAACTCCCAAGAACATGGCCGCCGTCAAAACTAATATAACGATCCTCATATTTAATTCTCCTTTGTACAGTATATAACAAATTAGGATTTATGTCAAGTATTTTTATTTGATAGTTTTAGTCTTTTTTTGTATCAAAAAATACTTGCTTTTATCATACAAATAGAGTATACTTTAAGAGTATGGTAAAAAGAGTTTTAAAGTCATTCGGTGTTACTTGTCTATTATTTTCGGGTGCGATTGCGCTTTTTCTTATTGGTATACTATTCCGTATTCTTGGTGAGGTTTTTGGATATCATAATGGAGAATCGATAGCGGCTTTATTTTTAGTGGTATTTATGGTATCGTATTTGTTTGTATGGGGAAATGAACAATGAATCACGAGAAAAAAGAACAACCTAAGTATGAAATTGTTGGTAAGTGCCAAGATGGAGTTACTAGAAACATCTTTAAGGACGACAAAACATATGTTAGAAAATCAATGGCCGAAAGAATGTGTTTGGAGATGCAAGAAATTGTAGATGAAGAGCTTTTTGTACGGGAGGTTATTTGTAACGACCCAAAATTGCTTAACAACGAATTCTTCCTAAAGATCGTTCGTGACTGGAAACATTCCTGGATGAACCAACGACAAAATGATGAAGCAGATTTTCAGAATTATTACAATAGAGCTTTTGGGATTGATTCTAATATGATGCATTCATTGGCTAATAGATTGTCGGATGCAGTTAATGGAGATGACAAATGAGCATTAGAAATTTACAGAGATCAAAAAAATTAAAGAAACTCAAACTTTCCCGTCAACAAATATCGGAACGCGCTTTAGAGATTGCCAAGCAAATGATTGATCACGGCGGATACAAAAATGCCGTTGCTGGTATTGGGCGAATGAAAATTCTAGCTCAAGCCGTAAACGATGGTTATTGGGAAGAAAAAAGATCTATGGGCGAAGAATACGAAGAGTATTATTTACTTCATGGGGATCAAAACGTAAAGAGTAGGGCTGTAGAATGAAGACCTACGAAGAAGAACGTGATGAGGCTGCAGAAGCAGACGATTCTGAAAACATAAATACGACTGCAGCAGCTTTTGTTCGAGGTGCAGACTGGGCTAATGATAGGGCGGCAAAAGAACTCAAAGAATTGGATGATCGACTCAAAGGAATGGCTTTAGAGTCATTTGATTTAAACTTTAAAATTATTGGATTGGAAGAAGAACTGAAGACGGTTCGGGCAGATCGCGACTTACTCGATGAGGGCAATATTGTATTGAATCATAAGTTATTGGCTAGGGACGCAATGATTCAAAAAATTGGCACAGAATTTCAAAAATTAAGAGACACAATTGAATTTGGTCCATTTTTTGGCGATATTGCAACAAATTGTGTGGTAGAAGCCGATCTGGTACTTAAAGAATTAGAAAAATGGAAGAAATCATAATGAAGACCCAAACTTTCTTAACCGTTAATAAGGCTCAACATCACGATATAAGAAAAAAACTTGAATTTGCGTTAGACCAATATGGACTATTGGTATGGAGCGCTGAAGACATAAATAATTGGTATTTTATATTCGAGAGGGGTTAAAATGAAAAAAGAATATGTAATTGATACTGATACCTGTACCGAATCAGAAGAACAACTTCGATTCCTGATGATGGAAAATGAGATTTTCATAAATAACGGCTGGTGGTACAAAGAAGACGGTAAACCGTGGCCCGAAGACCATATCACTATTCATGTAATCTGCAATGATGTTTTTGCCTGGGGATGCTCCGACTCTGAAGACTTGCTTTATGGAGAAATTAAAGACCTATTTGATCACTATATTAAGGATTCTAGATGGGGGACTGCCATTTGGTGTATTAAGAAGAGAAAAATACCTCCTCAGAAGCCGGTATATGACATGATTAAGAATGAAGGGGTTTGGCCTATTGACGAGATCCTAAAATCTTTTGAGGAGAATTGATGGCTACCTGGGGACAGAAAAAGGTTAATTTTGACAAGTATTACCCACACTCAAGTTTATACTACGAGTATAATACAACGTCTGATTCCTATTACCTTAAATTAGATACAGAAAACGACTACGGTATTGGACCAGAGAAGTATTGATGTTTTTTCATCGCGGGCCAAGGACTTTTAATTAGGCTATAAGTCTTATACGGTAATAGGAGATAGATATGAAGCACATAAAGACAGAGACTGAAACGGTTCAGCGTGAAAAGATAATTAAGACAGAGTGTGACTTCTGTGACGCTACGATCAAATATCACGAGGATGAGAACGAAATTAAGGCTCTCTATGATTTTGAGAAATGTGGTTACGATGTGGACGCGGACACTGAGATCAAAATTAGACTAAGTAGTTCATATCCTGAATGTGGCAATTCAAAAGAGATCGAGATGGATATCTGCGCAAAGTGCTTTAAAGAGAAGGTCATGAATCAGGCTAAACAGTATCGTGAAGTCGATGCGGATTGGTGAGATATGGACAAACTTAAAGAAAAAATTACAAGAGCTGCTAAAAAATGTGCTGGACCTGACGAATACGAATCGTGTCAGGATAAGGTGTATCAAACCTTTAGTGGTCTTTACGAAATACGAAGAAGTTGTTTTAGACAGGGTGCAGATTTTGCTACTCCTTTGGCAATGAAAGAGGGCTTTATGGAAGCAATGGACTATTTTGCTCGTAAGGGCGATGGAGCTACTTTATTTGACTTGGCAGAATACGGTAAGAAGATCGGAATTTTAGATGGAAAATAATGCATGCGAGTGTGCTTACACTCCAACAAGACGAGATAAATTAAGACGCTTTTACGGAAGTATTAAGCATTGGGCTTATATGAAATGGCATGGGTTTTATTGGAAGGTGCTGCATTTGACAGGACTAACTAGACCTTATTCGGTAGCGATGTGTAAACTAAACTGGTACAGCAAGTTTATGGACGGGCGGTGTCAATGGTGTGGTAATGATCATAGGAAAGGAAAAGCATGAAAAAGTACTTGGTCATTGCAGATTACGTTCGATCTAAAAACGATGGTGATCGACACTACATTGGTTGTAATAAGTTAATGAACCTTTATGGCGTTCATGCGGAAGAGTGCATTTGTTTAGATAGCGGTGATAGGAGTGCTCCATCTATCGGCTGGTATCACAAGCGCTATCCTGGCATAGTTGAGCTTCGTCCAAGTTATATCGGGGATTATACGTTAGGAATTTAGGTGATATAAGTGGGGTAGCCTATTACATTTCTGACCCTCAAAATGTGTTCGGATCCACTATATTTGATTGGATAGAGTTCGATTCAATATTTTTATGGACCGAATTAATCCAATTAATAAACTCGCTTACGGTTTTATCCATCTTTCCTTTATTGCACCATTCGCAACAAGGTACACAATTGTTAACAAAATAACCTTTCGTGTTGTCAAGTCGATCAACTCCATTGTATTTTAATAAATGCCTGTATGTTTTATTTTTGGGTTTTATGTCACAATAAAAACAATTTCGTTGAATTAAAAGAAAGAATTCTTCATTACTTAAATCCCAAGATAGCCCTCTATTCCTTGCTGCAATTTTATAACTCTTAATTACTTGATTGTAAGCAGATTTTTTGTGTTTCTCACATCCACAACAATTATATCCGCGCTTACCTGTTAAGTATTGAGATCTTGCAACTCTAGTATTTCCACAATCGCACAAACATTTCCAAGAAGCATTCTTTTCTACGTCAACTCTTTCAACAACCAATAATTTCCCAAACCTAGTATCTATAAGATCTTTAAATTTCATACACTTACTATATCACAAGACACCCTATTATTTTTCCATCGCGGTACCAAGAGTTCTGAATTAGCGTATAAAATCAATACACTAAAGTATGGAATTGTGTCCTTCACGGGAAATGTACCTAATATGAACTGGCAATTTTACGGACTTAAGCATCCCGTCGATCTCTACAAAACGATTAACATACGCAATCATAACTTCTTTAATGTCCGCTAAAAGTTCATTCTGGAAGATAGCCTCGTATTGAGACGTAGTTGAGAAGACGGGGCAAACTCTCAGGTTTACTAGGCTTGTGTCTTTAGGCAGAAGGCGCAGGATGTCTTCCACCTGCTCGGCGGTGGCAGCCTCCATATCGAATCCCTTAACTACGGTCTGAGCCATCGAAATCCCGAAGTTACAGTAGAACTGGCCTCTAGGCAGGTCGAGATTCAAGCAGGCGGTGTCGCCAATCATGCCTTCCGGGAAGGAATAGCCAGCAGCTAATACTTCGGCATCGGCGAGGCGTGAAGCCGGGACGAGGACAAATGCGTGAGCCACAATTGCCGAGTGACGACCCGGACCATGGTAAAGATCGATGGTATTAAGCGGTGCAATAGTCGAATGGACCAAGCCGTAGGAAACCAGTGTATTGATCAGTTCGGCCAGTTCAGAGACTGCTAATTCCTTATCAGTGGTCTTAGAAATCTTGGTAAGGTAGATAGCCTGGTAGACCTTGTCGTCCTCTACTAGCGTGGAGGTAGTGGCACGCTTACCCATGAGAGTTTGGGCTTCGGGGCTAAGATAACTTAGGTATTGACAGTCAGTGGTGGTGGCCGGGTTATCAGGATTCATTCGATACCTGCCTGCCCTTCCTAACGAGCCCGTCTAGAGCTTGTTGATCCTGGACCATGTGCATAGCACATTGAACCAAGAAAAACTCCAACGCTTCCTGACCATCTTTTATACCGGTTATAGCTGATAGTAAAGAGAATTGATTTTCAGGGTCTTTTAGGGTCACCGTAATGTCCCACGACGATTTAGGTTTAATAGTCATAAATTTGTTCCTTCTAGCGATTATGTATCACGGGTCTACTAACAGGGTTCCGTTTTAAAAACGGAAGTAGTGTAATAGAGATAAGTCATTGTAATTTTTAGGAAAAATTTTTAGAAATTATTTTGGTGTTTTTGGTCATAACACTATTTCTACTACCATGGGGGCTTGTGGGCAAGGACTATGCCAAACACCGGTTTGTGGTATGTATGTGTAAACATTTACATTTTAGTCGTAATGCATACAATGTGCCATTACTACCCACTAACTGCCGTGACCATGCCCTCATAACTCGGTCATGCCTATATGCTACCATAAGCCATGCTAGCAAGTCAAGGGCTCTCTCTCAATTCGATTTAAGACACTTTATAGTAAAGTTTGATTAGATGCCTATCCTCATAAGGTCATGCCTGTACGGGGCTATTAAACGAATTAAACGAAACGAACTATATAGGCTTGCATATTCCATCAAGGTTATATTATACTTATAGCATGCGCTACCCTATAACGGCCTATAGCCTTGAGCTCTCACCTTGTATCATTAACATAGTTTTTGTTACATATTAACCCTATACTATCAAGGCCTCATATCGTGTAACTAATACAAATGTTTTTGTTACAATGATTCAATCAAAATAATTGAAAATGGACGTGGAAATGCCCTGCAATGAAAACCGTAGAATCCCTTGCAAGGCATTAGTATTCGTAGAGCTCAAAAAAAGCTCTCAATTACAGATTATTCCGTCATGTTCGAATATGCTAGACGCAATAGTCCAGTATTAAGATTAACTAATAATCACTATTAATGCCTAATGGCGGCTATTGGTGAGTACCTGAAAGGGTATAAAATCATTGAATTCACTTAAACTATACCCTTTCACATACTATTTTGCATAGTGTCGCAAAATGCGATTAATCTATGCAAAATGCGACACTGTAAGTAATTGTATTAATTAGGCTTATAGCAATATAGCTTAATAAAGTGTCGCATAACGCGATTAGGTCAATATGCCTATCTCATAATTACAATGACTTACCCATGGCATACCCTATGCAATACCTATAAGTATGAAGACTTTAAAACTAGGCGATACAGTAACCATCTATAACAAACTAACCAGTAGAGATGAAAATGCTACAGTAATTGACTATAATAAACATACTGTTAGCGTTATAACTCAAAATGATGAAATGATCGACGTATCAATGAAAGACGTTGTAATTTTGGATGAGGTAGCCTAATGAAATGCTTTAAAATTGACTATAGTATTCAGAATGAATCAAAAACGGCATGGGTCAAGTCTTACGGTAACATTGATGCTATTAAACAAGTAACAAAAACCCTATCCCCTACCCTCAAGCTAACATTTAAACTAGTATCTATTTCAATCGTTTCAATTAATACGGCCAGGAGTTAACCCTATGACTAAACTAATAATCGTTATCTGTACCCCTGACCAATATAAATCAAAGCAGGGTATTCATTTAAATAGCCCTGACACATGGTATTTAAAAGATGCCGTTAATTCAGCTCATGCCAAGGGATTTAATGAAATCTATTGTCATTATGAGCCTGAAGGTCTTTATTATAAATTGAGTCAAGATATCTTGCATCGTTTAATTGTATTAGGCAAGTCTCATACGGTATCTATTGCGCATCCTGCATCTATTGAAAACCATGAGCATTCTTTAGCTAACTATTGAGGTATATTATGGCTAAATTTACACTGTACACTTATGACTTATGGGCCGATCAATCCAATTGCAATGACTGCCATAGTCCTAGAATTGACGATATAGGGTGCCTAGAATGCAAGTCTAGGGATATCCATACAAGTTATTCAGTAAATGACGTATTTAGAGTTCAAACGATTGAGGCCGATACATTAGAGGCCGCAATGATTGAAATGGGATTGCATTTAGATAAAATTGAAGAAGACTTAAATATAGATAATTCAATGAATATTGTTTACTTTCGATATACTGATAAGGCTGGAAAATTTGCCTATAGTCCCGCATGCGAGATTAGAATAGAGTGTAATTAATTTAGTTTAGACTGTCTAGTCTTTATATGTGTCATACTTTTAAGGCCTAATTGATATATCTGAATATATTCAACTAGATACGCTATTATATCGTGATAACTGTATTTAGTTTTGACACACTATTTCAATTGATAAAACGCTAACCTATTGTTATTACATGTTGGCATACCTGATGCATTTACTATAAGCATGACACTCACTAACCATGCTATAAAACGTATCATTGAACGAAACAAGGCCGCTAGTTTTATGACGCCCAAACAATTGACTTCATTAGCTAATAGCGCTGAAATCATTAATGACGGCCATATTAAATACCTTATAATGAAATCAATTGATATTGTACTAGTCCTCAATACCTCTAATGATCAAGTTTTAACTACATATCGATTCAGTAATTCTAAATTTAATGAAAGGCCTACCCAATGAAAACAACATATTTAATTGAAAATAATTTAAATGAAGTCTTAGGCTATTCCAGTCAATTACATGAGGCAAAACGCATACTTGAGCATAAAACCGATAGCGGTAAAATAACTAAACTTGTAGGGCACTATTTTGGTGAGGGCTACCATGCTTATTATTTAATATACGACGGTAAAAAATACACTAGGGCGAAAAAATAATGCTTGACTCTCTATTTCACTAATGAGATACTTTAATTAACGAAACGGTTATACCCCTTGAAAGGAATAATATGAAAAAAGTCAAAACAGTAAAAACATTTAAATCCGCTAAATTAGTCCAGTATAAAGGAGGTGGACATGACGGCTGTTTTTGGGAATGGAATTTTGCCCTGTTAGTTGACGGTGTATTCCATGACGTGCTTGGTTCGGGCCGCAATGCTATTAAGAATAAGGCCGAATTGCTAGACTATATTAAAAAAGGTGTATCGGTTTATACTTACAATTTAAATAAAAAAGCTGATATTCTTGAATTCACTAAAGAGACCAATGAAACTACTCAAGGCAATGTAATTGCTGAAGTAAATAGAATTCTTAATTGTGATATCATGTTTTTTGACTGTACTTACTGCAAAAACCATATTTTTGCTCGAAACGATAGGCCTCATGATGCGGACTATCCTCAATTTTTCCATGATGACCAAGCGTATCATGGTAATGGCGGTATTGGCATTGTTTTTACTACTATTTTATGTGAGGATTGCTATTGTAATACATGCGAAAATTGCAATTCAATTTTTTCGCCTGATGACGAAACATTTACAATTGAGAACAAAAATGGATATGAATCAAGAGTATGCCAGTATTGTAAAGAACAAAGTGAAAAACAAGCAAGTTAATAAATAGGGCAATAGTTCGAAAGGGAATAATATGAATAACAAGCATTTAATAGAACAATTCGAGGGTTTATCAACTGAAATCATGTATCAGTATAAGAGTAAGGATAGTTCATGGCCTTGTTTTAAATGGCTATTAGTTATTAATGGCGTTTCATTTGAGTATAGTACCGGATTAGGCCATGCGGTGCCGCTATTGTCTAAGGACAATAAGAGACGTACTCAACCATTAAGGTCATTCTTATTGAAAAAGAGTGAGGGTTATTTTAATGGTGTATGGGTATCAGTGCCTAAAGTAATTGATATTTTGGATTGTTTATTCCGTGAGTCGACGTGCTCATATATGACCTTTGATGATTTTTGCGATGCAATGGGTTACTCGAATGATTCTATCAAGGCATTAGATACCTATAGGGCAATTCAAAACAATACGGCTAAACTTAAAAAGGCATTAGGCCATAGATACGATGAAATCGAAACTAAAATAACTGAAATGGAGCTTTAAATGAAAGGAATTGATATGGCTCAATTAAAATGCGCATCAATGTTAGGTAAGGAATGCAATGACTTAGTTACCCATATTGACAATAGGGGTTATGTATACTGTAAGGCATGCGGGACTATTCGCCGCTTGTATAGCCTATACGGTATGAAAGTCAGGCAATTAAAACCGAGTGAATTAAAATCATTGGAAAATGGCGAGCTACTAACAGAATATTGAAAGGAAAATAATAAAAATTAATACTTGACGGACTATATCAATTGTGAGATACTTTTTATAACAAAGGGCAATAGCCCGAAAGGATACTATGTTTAATCAAAATGATTCAATCGAAAATACTATCGTCAATCCGGTCGAACAAACTAGGGCACTAACTGACCGTGACTCATATGGCTTTGTTAACACTACTGAAGTATTAAACGCTTTTAGTAGCGCTGGGTGGCTTCCTATAGATACTAAAGTAGGCCGAGTTAATAAGCCTGAAAAACAAGGATTTCAAAAACACCTAATTCGTTTAGAGAATCCACTATTTAGATCTATTGAGGGATTAAGTCAGGCTAACCATTCCGTGCCTCAATTAGTTCTATTGAATAGTCACGATTGCTCTACCTCTATGCAATTGTTTTTCGGTCTAGTCCGCATTGCATGCCTCAATGGTATCATTGCAGGTACAGCGCTAAACTCAATGAGATTAGTTCATAGTAAATCAATTACGTCGAAACTACCTCAAGCTATTGAGTATATGGTCAATAATTTTGGTAACTTTACTAATCAAGTAGTGGCGCTTCAAAATAAGACTATGAGTCAAGCGGCGCAACATGAATTCGTAAGACGTGTTTACTCCGCTCGCCTTGAAAGTGTTAGTAATATTCAGCGCATTGATTTTAGCCTACCTCATGCATTGCGTCACGCCGATACTGGTACTGATGCGTATAGCATCTTCAATCGAGTACAGGAAAAACTTATTCGTGGCGGTATCCAATACGTTTATACTCGCCATACTAAAAATGATCAAGGTGAGGTCATTGACTCAAGGCTTGTTAGTAGTACCACTAGAAAAATTGCAAGTGTTACGGCTCAAGTTAAATTGAATCAACTTGTTTATGATACCGCAATGGAATTAGCCGCTTAATTCGTTTTTTCATCAATGGTATCGGTCTATTAGATCGGTATCATTGAATGGTTAAATGAAAGGTATTTATATGACTAAAAAACAAAAAATTGATAGCATAGTTGACCTATGGATTGATAACATTGATTTACATGATTTAATTGCATTTTACAGAGACGAAACGGCAAAACAATTAAATTTATTAAGTAATAAGGAAATCAATGGAATATATAGACAAAATGTATTAAATGAGGAGAATTGATTATGAATAAACTTAAATCATTGACTTTAAATCAAGCGGTATTATTGCGCGATGCACTAGAACTAATTGAGCCTGACTCAAGGAAATCTCAAGTAGACAAATATTATTTACTAGCTCAACTTGAAACTATTATTGAGCGCTCAAGTATCGATGAGGTAGCGTCATGAGTCTATTTAGTAGGTCTAGGGGTATGAGTACGCCATGGGGTGCCTGCCAAAATAAAACAGTGTTAGGGCGTGGTGTTTTTATAGTCGATACGGCAGGTCATGGCGGCATGGCAATTAGTAAAGGTCTAGCATTGCGCCTATTAAGCAAAACAGCCATTGAGCAAGCGGCTATTGACTATGGCGCTTATTATTGGTTCGAGGAGGATTGCGCTATATCAATTCCTTTAGTTGATAGTAACTATATACTTGATCTATTTTGCACTAAACTACAGAGAGATAAATCAAAAACATATGAAATTGCAAGTGAAAGTAACAAGCATTATTTTCCTAATTATAACTTATTTTAATTGAAAGGGAATAATATGACCAAACTACTAGTACAGAATTCAAAAATCAAAAAATCAGGTAACAATGAAATTGTAGTCTATAATTTTGGTATCCCTGCCCTTAAGTCTAAACAAGGGCTATCTACTTGCCCTATGGCTAGTAAATGCGCGGTAGGATGCTACGCTAGAAGCGGCGCATATCTGTTTAGTAATGCAGCGCTAGCATACGAAAATAGACTTAAGGCCGCGCTATCACCTCAATTCAGTGCATTGATTCAGGTAGAGCTCAATGCGGCCAAAAAACGCGCTAAAACGAAAAAGATTTATATTCGTATCCATGATTCAGGCGATTTTTTTAGTCCCGAATACTTTAAAAAATGGCTAGTAGTTATGCTAAATAATCCTGAAGTTACCTTCTATGCTTATACGAAAATGGTGTCATTCTTTAAGGGTATTAAATTGCCTAGTAACTTCATTTTGATTTATTCATTAGGCGGACGTGAGGATAACTTGATTGACCAAAATACCGATAGACACTCAAGGGTATTCGAAACAATTGAGGCATTGACTAATTCCGGTTATGTTAATGCGTCAAGCGATGACCTTCAGGCATTAGGAGATAGTCCCTTGATCGGCCTACACTTTCACCATGCTAAAAAATGGTCTAATACGTCATGGGGTAGCGTCGAAACGAATGAGGATATTAAACAAGCGGCTTAAACTAAAGTAATTGTTTAATTAATTTAATTAATACATGTGTCAATTGGGACATGTGTAGTGTCTGCCGTGTGTCAGAAAAAAGTGTGTCTTATGGGATCTTCGCATTATTTTGAAATCAATGAAATTAAAGGAATGGCTAAAGTAAATGAAATGCGCTATAAGCGTGCAATACAGGATTGTCAACGAATTGTAAGGACATACTATAAAAAATATGGCGGCCTATCAGGGTATTCAGCGCATACCGTGATAGGGCAATACGGCGGCCTATCAGTCAATGGTAAGGGTCAGTTAGCTCATGAGGATTTTACTTTAAGAGAACATTTCAATCAAAATAAGGGATTCAACTTCTGTAAAACTGATGACAAGCCATATGACCTAGTGGTAACGGCATGTTTAGCCGTGTTAGCACATAGATTAGGGGATGCTTTTAAGGTATCAAGCGATGGTAACGCAAAACACTGGACTAAGGGCGTAGCATATGCACGTAAGGTAACGGGCCTAGCTATTAAAAATCCTATAGGGGTACCCCATGGTAAAAAATTGACTACAATCTAGTGATTTTATAAAAGTGAATTTTGAGTGAAAGGTATTGATATGACTGTTAGAAAAGTATGGAGTCTTTTAGATGAAGGTAAGGCAGTGTATTGGACTAATACCCTATATAAAGTCTACATTGAGGACGTCAATACAGGGCATCAAAATCAGAGAGAGCATTTTACTAGGCGCGGTAATAAACTTCTATCGGTTAGGTGTACCGATAACGGTTTTGGGTCTATTATGACTCCGAGTGACTTACCTAAACTATTTTTAAATGAGGAGAATTAAACAATGAAAACAATTAACTTAAATTCAATGACATCCGGTGAGCGTTTAAATTATTATCGTATAAAGAAAGAATTAACCCAAACAAAACTTGCAGTTCTATCGGGCATTGGACAGCCTAACATTGCATCTTATGAAACTGGGAATAGAGTTCTAGGCTTGAATGCGGCCAAAAAACTAGCTCATGCATTGCAAGTTGATTACAGGGAATTGATTTAATGAAAGGGATGAATATGAAAGAAACTCAAAGCGATATCAAGATGAATGATATTCAAAAAATGATGAGATTTGCAATGGAATTACAGGCACTAGCGCATAAGCATGGCTACGAGATTTTTAGAGATGCGGCAGCGCAAGCTTGTTTCATGGCGTCGGATGACACCGAGGATTTTGAGGATAAGTCATTGACGCAAAAATACAGATACTTAGCTAACTGTTTAACTGATGCCGAGACCAATGAGCCTATTTTTAGCAGTTCATACATTGAGGATTGAAGGATACCCCCAGTGCAATTTTTGAGCCAAAATAAAGTGTTTTTCCAAAAGTGAATTTTTTGAGGAGTAAATGATATGAATCCAGTTGAATGTTTTTTGGTAGCTCTGTATGCTCTTGTTGCTGTAGGTGTATTTTTTATGAGCATAGATAGTCGATTGAACGGTAGACAAGTTGCGGCCAATGCTTTGTTTTGGCCTATCTTTGGAGTAATTCATTTGGCAATTGGAATAATTGAAAACTTCAAGGATCTTAATAGATAATGAAAGGAATGAATATGGATAGCCAAGATATTGAGAACTTTAAGAACATTGTATATGTTCAAAGCATGGTAGCCTGTGCGTCTATTGAGTTAGCAGCAATGCAAACCGAAAACAAACGAATGGAATTATTAGGTTTCGCGCCTACTTATACAGAGAAAAACTTTCAAGATCTTATCCTACAATACGGTATCCATCACAATGCTGTAGTTGAGAGAATGATTAATAGATAGGGGGAGTATCGAAAATAGATATACGGGTAAGTATTTACCAAAAGTGTTTTTTGGCAGAGTATAATCCTTGACTTTATCTGTAGTATATTTTAAAATTGAGATAGGAGATAGTTATGAGTAAATTTAATTTAGGCGATCAACTTATGTTTATGGATGCTAACGGTAAATATATTAGAGTTACCGTACAGAGTATTATGAACCGAGTTAATTACAGCGCTGTCATACCTACTAGCTACTTCTATGCGGTCACCGATACTAGCACGGGCCTGACATTGAGAAGCATTGAGGAATATGAACTAATGACTGTTAACGAATACCTCAATAAAATAAATGGGACTTGTAGTCCTGGTATAAATGGATTAGGAATCACGCCTACTATGCCTAAATTTAACATAGGTGATGATGCAGTGTATATAGATACGTGGTCGGGAATTGCGTATCAAGTAACAGTAGCAAATATCGTACCATCAGGAGGTGTCCTTATTTATGAGTGTACCGTTACTGCTATGCCTATGACGAGCGTTCAAGTAGAAGAAAGAGATTTGATGACTCCTGCCGAATACGTTGCAGGTGTAAGTTCAATGTATAACTATAGTCCTAGCCAGGTCAATGAATACGAACCTGCTACTAAAACTATTGACCATAATGAATCAACGTCAAATCAAAAGCATCAATGTAAATGCGAGTTTAGAGCTCTACTTATGGATGGCTGTAAATGTGGTGGAGTTTAATTAAAATATTGCTTGACTTAACTTGTATTGTATTGTAAACTAAATAAAGAGGTAACTATGAAATCACTAATGATTGTTCTAATTGTAATCGGTTTGTCAGCTTGTGGCCAATTTAAAGGAGCGCAAGGAAATGCTGGAGTAGCTGGCACTAGCGGTCCTTCTGGGGCGACTGGCTCTCAAGGCTCTCCTGGAGTTTCTGGGGCAGTCGGAGCGACCGGGGCGGCAGGTTCTAATGGTAGTAGTTGTAGCGTAGCAACGCTAGCAGTAGGCTCTGTAGTGGCTCCTAATGGCGGCTCTCTCATCACTTGTTCGGATGGTAGTTCATCGGTAGTATTAAATGGAAGTGTAGGAGCTACCGGCTCCGTTGGGGCTACCGGACAGACGGGCAGTTCTGGGGCGGCTGGTACTCCCGGCACAGTAATCACTCCAATACAGTTTTGTGCAGGATTTACACAGAGTTATCCAAATACTTTTGCAGAATCGGGAATTTGTTTGGGTGGTGTAATGTATGGCGTTTACAGTTTAAATGGAGGCTTCCTTGCAGAGTTACCGCCAGGTGAATATAGTTCGGATGGTGTAAATGCAAGTTGCACATTCACAATTGGCGCTAATTGTAGCGTAACTCAATAGGAATAATATGGTTACTTATATAATCGTTTTCTTTTGTTACTTTCTTGTTAGTTCTATCTCCATGTTTTCTTTAATGATGTGTAATCCTTACGACTCTGAAACATGTAATGGATGTCATATAACTGTGTTTGGGGTTTTGTGGCCTGTTTTGGTGCCGATTATACTCTTCAAAAATCGCGGTAAACTTCTTAAAATAATTAAAGATATTGTAAAATGAGTGACTCAACTTTACGTAACTTATTCTGTTTTTTTAGCGGTCTGTTAATCGGGTTACTAATTGCCAAGGATGTTTTGTTCAAATAATACTTGACTTAATTTATATATCTTGTTATCCTATTTATGAGGACTTAATATGAATACTAATGCACCTAAAAAATATGTCCGCATGAATACATTGGTAAGATATGGGCTTGCCTACCAAATGAACTACGGTAATGGATACACTCCTGAGCAATCGAGTCAGTTAGCCTTAAAACAAATAGGCTTACCCTCAGACTTTAAACGCGATGATTACCAATTGATATGTGATGGTCAAAGCCCTGCCGATTACGGGTTAGTGGAAGGATTTTAATATGACACTTAAATTTAACCTAAATGATTCTGTTTATTACGGCGATAAAGAAGGTATGGTTTACGCACTCTATCCCTTGAATGGTGGACATACCCCATTTGTTTATAAAATTGGCTGGGGTAATGGTATCTATGAAATTATGGGCGAGAATGAGTTATTGAGTGAAAACGAACACTTTATTAATAAAATACGGGGCCAATTTCAGGCAACGATACAGGCCTATGGATTCAAAACTCCCATTATTGGTGCCTCAAACTATGGCCCTAAATGCGTATGCGGAGCTCATGCTGTAAAAGATGCTAGGCATAGTTCGTGGTATGAGATTAAACAATGAAATTACTTGAATATATAGTCTTAAGGATTTTACTTGGTATATTCCTATTGTTGCTCTGCTATGCACTTGATCACAGCGGAATAGAGAAATCATTTATTTTCGCATTTGATTAAAATAATGATTGACTCTTTTAATAGGATATGAGATAATAAATACAAGGGAGAACGATATGAATAAAGTATTTTGTGAAGCATTAAAGTTAGCGGCCTATGTTTATGTAAATGGCACTCAAGATAGTGGTCATGGGGATGAATACCTAACTGAACAAGCCAAGGGCGTTTTAAAAGCGGCTACTGAGCATGGTTTAGTAAGATGGGTTAATAACATGCCATTAGTTAATATTGAGAAAATGACAGGCGAAGTCCCTGCCAATGGAGACTCCGATGAAGTCAATGAACTTCTGATTAATGGCTATTACTCACGCAAAAAGGATAAATAGAATGAATAAGAAAGAGAAATTAGCAAGACTTAAAGAAGCAGAAGCAGCAATCAGATTGGTTGAATTCTCCTATCCTATTGGACATCCTATAAGGCACGCATTGTTTCGTTTTGTTGCTAATAATTTCTCTTTTATCGGAGAGATGCCCAACATTATAAAATCGATCGCTGAGGAGGACGAAACAAATGAATAATAACTTAGACGACAGGCACTATCGTGAAGAGCTCATTAAGGTATTAAGTGAATACGACTTAACTATTAATGAAATCAATGGACCAAAGCACGATCAATTTTATTGGGATCAATTTGAAACAAGTTTTTTGGAAGCTTGTTATAAGGTTGCAATGAATAAATTACACGGCGTTAAGATCGTTTAGCGAAAGGGCAATATGTATAATTTAATCAATGGATATACTAAAAAAGCAATGATTGCAAAGATTTTAGAAGGTAACAAGGGCTGGAAAAGCACTCGATCTTCTGAGAAAAATGGAACATGTGTTTATAGAGCAAGTGACGGAAACAAATGTGCGGTAGGGTGCTTTATTCCAGATGAGCTATATGAGCCTGAAATGGACGAGGGTCAGAGTGAATATGATGGAATCGATGCCAAAACATTACTTAAGACATACCCAAAACTCAATAATTTCATGCCTTTGGAAGTAGAAGGATTATTGGAATTGCAATCCGTTCATGATGCTTTTATTGATGGTATAGGTGTAAGTTTAAAACAAGCCATTGCACATTGGATTGAGAATAATGTTCGGGATTGATAAGTAAATCAGTCGATAAACTTATCACTTTTTAAAATAAGGAACAATATGAAAGATTGTAAATGTCTAACATGCGAAAGAGTAATTGTAACTAGCTACCCCTCCGATCGATTTATTTGCCAAGAGTGTGTCTCGTTACTAGAATTGATTTTTAGGGCACATCCACACTGGAAGCCAACTTAGATCATAGTTGACAAAATAAGTATTGCTATTTTAAATTGTTTAAGATACAATAAGAAGAGTTCGATAAACCAAAAGGAAGAAATATGAAAAAGAAGAAAAAAGAACCTAAATTTAAAGTTAACCCACATAATGTCGCAAAGAGCATGAAGAAGCAACTAGGCGAATTCCATGCCCAGCGCGTAGTAAGGGAAATAGTTAATTCTAATAAGAACTTTAGCGTCGCCGATATTAATACTAAAGATATTTTTAACCTTGATGAAGTAAAACGCAATCATCGTATCTGGGAACAAGTCTACCATATCCTCCATAAGTAATGGGGGTAGGGTTAAAATGGAAACTTGCAAGACATTAATCTCAAAAGTGGATTTTAGCAAGGATTCACTAGAAGTAAAAATAAATATTAAGTACCAACACAATGATTGGAAGAGACTTGAAGATTTCTTCGAAGGTGACGAAGAGAGGATTACTGAAGCATACGATAGGATAGCAAATGGAAAATCTAAATTTTTAACCATTTTGGTGGAAGTTGAGTTTGAAAATATGCGCGGAACAGATTGTATGGGTTCGGTATGGATTGATTCTACATATACTATTCAGGATTGTGTTGAAGAAAATAAAATGATTTCTAGGGCTACGAGCGATCTATTTAATCGAATGGAGTTAAAATGAATCCTAAATTTAATAAGGGAAATATGGTATACTACCGCAATAATCCTTGGCTCATTACTCAATTATACCAATATGTCAACCAACAATTTTATGTAATAGAAGACAGTAATCGCATTATGGTTAAGGTTTACGAAGCAGAACTTCTAAGTAAAGAAGATTGGGAATCCAGCCATAAGGCTAGTCAAGCCTTTATTGGAAGAATGGCTTTTGAAAGAGGCTTATCAGGGAAGGTCGATCAGTATAACGGTTGCTCTTGTGGAGCTCATGCTGTAAAAGATGCTAGGCACTCTACATGGTGCGATATTAAAAATTAGATACTTAAAAATAATACTTGACTAATAGTATAATATTTGGTAAAATAAAGTAAGACAGTCGGCAATCTCTCCCCCGAAAATGCTGACTCCCTAACCCAGTATATTGATCCCCCTCAGTATACTGGGGTTTTTAAAAGTTAACAATGAAAGGCAGTATGACAAAGGCGAATGTGAAGTGGTTTAACGACAAAAAAGGTTTTGGATTCTTAACAGTTGAAGGTGGACAGGATGTATTTGTCCATCACTCTGAAATCCAAGGCGAAGGATTTAAAACTTTAAAAGAAGGTGAGCCAGTAACTTTCGATCTATATGAAACCCCTAAGGGCCTAATTGGAAAGAATGTTAAGAGGGATGTATGAATACGGTAGTTTATCAGGGTGAAGTTGATGTCCTAATCGCCATTGACAATGTTCGCAAAGAACTTGCAGAGGCTTCTAGACGAGACGCTGATCTAACAGAGATGCGCGAGATTCATGGGCGTCTAGTATCTCTGTACGCCGTACTAAATATTGACAATATTCTTGTTATTATTGACCAAATTGATTATAAGAGGAGCGCTTAGAATGAAAAGATATGATGCTGTCCTAATTATTGCTCAGTGCTTGGTAGAGCCACAAGAAGATAGTGTGATGAAAGAAGCTTCTAGGATTCTATACAAATTACAAAAAGCAGGATTGATGCCTCCTTCTATAACTAAACATTATCCAAAAGGAAGTTCTGAAAATAAACACTATCCTTCAGGTATGCTATCCAATACATGGGAAACTGATGAAGAGGAAACATAAAAGTGAATTTTACATCGACCAATACAGAAGTGTTTTTGAAATCTAGTAGCAATAATTACAAAAGTGTTTTTTATAAGTGTAATGCCTGTAAGAAGAAAGTAGATATCACAGAACTTCAAAAGCATGCAGAGATTCACAATCCTGTATTTAGGTTTCTCGAATGGAATAAAATTCTTAACCTTTATACTTTAAATTTTTGAGGAGATAGTGATGAGTACCGTACATGAATCAGTGGATACCATTAGAATTACTGGAACCGGCATAGAGTCTTGTGGGTCCACAATAAAGGTAGAATATCCACGAAAGATATTCGAGCTTTATGATCCCAATGGAGACACTATCTCGTACCATAGTACACTAAAGGGCGCTCTACTAGCAATGCGGGATAAGATTGAACTTGAAACCCCAGGATTGTGCCATGCATTTGAAGATGATACTGAAATCAAAATAGATTTAAGGTATTGTATTGACTCAATTGAATTAAAAGATTAGTCGTGCTAAGGGGTTCGAATCCCCATGCTGGCTTGCAACCACGGCTAGAGGCCCATTCCTTTATAGGGAGTGGGCTTTTTTATTTTTCCAGAAGTATTTTCTGTGACCAAACATTTTACATACGCATAAATTATATACATAGGTTTGAAAGACACATCTTGATTTCATTAGTATTTTAGTTGGCACATCTCATGCATTATATAGTAGTAAGAGGTATGGTATGAAACATAAAGTTTGTATTTTTAATGACAGAACAAGGAATATGCATTTGCAGGTTCAAAATGGTGACGGTGCATCTTATGATGTAACAGTTTTGCCTAAGACCCATTTCATAGCAGCACTTGAACTTGGAGAAGGTCAGATTCCATATTTAAAAATATGGGAGACAGGACAGGCACTGATTTCATATATTAATCCCACTTGGCTAGAAGGAGAAACAAAATGAAGAAGTTTAATGAGTTAGATTTAGGACAGCAATCAAAGGCTTTGAAATTTATTGAAGACGAATTGAAAGTATTAATGCAAGACGCAACATATCAGAATTTCTTTAAGAAAAAAGAAAATTGTAAGGAAATCAGAAAGCATATCAAGAAGATTGCAAATGAGACCGTGTATGACAATAACGGAGACATAATGGTTGAAGAGAGTTTGAGGAATTAATGATTAATCAATACAATGACTTCTTAGGGTTCTCTGAACTATCCTTGGCAGCACTATCTAATGATGATATGTTAGCATTTTTCAGGGAGAATAGGTTTATCTTTAAGAACCAGAAAGGTAAGAGGGAAGAAGAATCCCTATATACCATTGAAGAGTATGTAGTAATTAGAGAAGGTTTTTTGAAATGGGTAAAGGATAAAAATGAATAAGGTTAAGAAATCTAAAAACGTCATTCGGTACAATGACAAGGATTGTACCATAACTGTAAATGGAAAAGTTGTGGCTACATGGAACGACGAAGCTAATTGTGATTATCCAGAGGATTTAATCTGGGGCAGGGATATTGGGGCACTATTTACTAAAGCTTTTGAGGCTGGTTACGATTTAGCAAAAGAAGAAAAAGAGTAGTTGACAAGAATGATAATTCATGGGAGAATAGATATATGGACAAGTATACAAGAACCTATGACGGATATTATATTGTAGAATACTATACCGATACTGAAACACCCACTTCTAATTCAGGAGTAGTTATCAACATTAAGTCATGGTATCCAGCATGGTTAGTAAGATTGGTTGTTCGTTATAAGCTATCAAGGAGTAAGTCATGAAACACGTAGCAGTTTATTTGCGAGTAAGTACAGAAGGATTAAAAGGTGGTAAAGAGCAGACCACTGGTTCTCAACGTTTAGAGATTGAGATTTATCTTAAATCCAAAGGTATTACCGATTTTGTAGCGTATGAGGATTTAGGAATAAGCGGCACCAAGAAAGATCGCCCATCGCTAAAAAAATTGATGACTGACTGTCGCCAAGGAAAAGTTTCTATGGTGGTATGCTACAAGATGGACCGCCTCTTCCGAAGTCTCCCCGATTTGCTAGAAACTTTAGCGGAATTCACGAAACTAAGTATAGAGTTCGTAGCCTTGAAAGATGGGATCGATTTGTCCAATGCTACCGGTCGCCTTATGATGCAGATTCTTGGGGCATTCGCAGAATTCGAGGCAAGCGTAACGAAGGAAAGGGTATTGTCAGGTCTGGCCAACGCCAAGGCTAAGGGCGTGAAACTGGGGCGTCCTATGAAGACTGGCCATGCGGTTGTGGATAAACTTAAGGGTGAAGGACATAGTGTTATAGAGATTTCAAATATTACGGGACTAAGTCGGCAGAGCATTTATAGGACTTTGAATAAGGAGAATCGAAATGAAAACTAAATCTGATGATCCAATAACAGGATTTGCATCCCCTAATCCACATGTAGGTGGTGGTAGCATTGGGTTAACCAAAAGAGAATATTTTGCAGTCATGGCCATGCAAGGTTTGGCGACGAGAGAACAGATCGACGCAAACAGAAATTGGAATGAGGGTCGCAAGGAAGAGTTATCCTTATATGCCGTAAAGATGGCCGATGCTCTTATTGCAGAACTTAATAAGGAGAAATTATGAAACTCACAAACGAAACCGATAAAGAACTGGAAGTTAAAGCAGATGAATATGCTGAAAATACTGAGTTAAACTATACTGATGAATTGTCGGAGGCCTTCAAAGCTGGAGCAGCTTACGGTGAAGCCAGGGCGTGGGAGAGTTTTTATTGGTTGATCGCAAGAGACTTCGGAAGCGGACCAATTAACCCGAATCATTTGCTAGAAGAAATTAAACGCCGAGGCATCCTATGAAAATCACAAACGAAAAGATTGAAGAGATACTAAGATTAATTAACGAGCTTAAGGGTGTCACGGATTTAGATTCAAATTATTACGATGTTTATTTTGGGCCAGATACGTACAAGCCATCTTTTAAAGATTTTGAAATGCTCTGCTTGGAAATTCTAGAACACCGCCGCCTCGCAACTCCGGGCGAGGATTTGGATAAGAGGATTGATGACGCTGCCATTCTTCACGGCATAGACGACATGGGAATTGTTGGCAAGGAAGATGTGCTCACACCATCGGGATTTAAAGTGGGAACAAGAGATGTGATTTACCCGCATGTGGAATGCCGGACATCATTTAAAATTGGCGCTCATTTCGTAATCCCAATCATCAGGGCTGAGTCGAAGTCAGCTATAAACGCGCTGATGCAGGATTATGAATATAAAGTGGAAAACATTATATCGCTTCAACACGCGGCTGAAGAAATGGAAAAAACGTATAAAATCTCGGTTGATAAAAGAATAGAGCTTCAGCGCAGGATTGATTCTTTATTGCGCACGCTCAGGAATATTTACACCTCTTACTGTCCATCAAATCCTTCAATGCTTATTGCAGAACAAAATAAATGGATATGTGGTCTAGCAAAAGATGCGGTACTTGATTATGAAGCAAGATCTTTAGTTGACGGTCAACCAGACCAATCTGAAATCGCAAGCTTGCAGGAGCAGGTGAAAATTTGCGAAGATGCGCTTGAAAAGAATGTCGATTTAGTTCCTTTAGGCGAGCGCCGCGATTGTACAGGATGTGACTATGATGGTTATATTAACCAAAATCATCATCGGGAATGCATTCATGTATCCTTATCTGAAGGCCTATCCAAACTCCACGCCCTCCGCGTTCAGGGTAAAGAGGGACGGAAGGAATGAGTTTAGTTAAGGGAAGAAATAATAAATTGAATTTAGGCGATAAAATAGAATTCACGGAAGAAATGGTTAAATTCTATGTGGAACATGTTAACGATTTCTTTTTAGCGCCAGGTGAGAAAGAGGTCGATAAGGAACATTATACCTTGATTGCTGGATTCTATCATGCTTTTCTTACAGGTAATCTCCCAAAAGGAAAAGTGACTGGATATGGCTCCAACGATTCAGGACCTAAGCCCTGGAATGGCAAGAAGTGGGTTGATCTCAAAGACAAAAAGGTAGTCAGGGTAAAAGTAAAATTAAAGTATTCTGAATATGAGACTTATGTTTCAGAAAGACATACAAGAAAGATTTAATAGTCCTCGTCGTCGTCTTCCTCTTCGTCATCTATTTTCCATAAAAGTGTTTCTGCCTCGATCATGGCTGACAGTTTTTCATAGATGTCTTGCTGAAGAGTTTCTTGATCGTCTTCATCGCCCTTTACTTTGATCGGGTTCAATATAATCTTTAGATATTTCATAGAGTTCTCCTAAGTGCAAAACAAACATTATCATTTATTTGGTTCTTTGTCAAACCCTGATTTACCAGATTCTAGGTTTTCTTCGAGTTTCTCCAATTCACCAAAACTCATCGAGCCGCTCTTAGGCTTCTGTATCTCTTTTTTCTTTATCTCGGCCTGAATAGTTTCTTGGGTAGGTCTTTTCTTCTTAGACAACCGTTGGATTTCTTTATTGAGGACTGCATCTACCAAGTCTTCCATCTCTTCTTTGCTTATTGGAGAGTAACTTGGATCTTTTATCCTGTAAAGTTGTTCTAGGATCTCATTTAGTTCTTCATCAATGATTTTTGGGGAATACTGGATCTCGTAAAGATGCTGTAATACGAAAAGGGGATCGAGTTCTCTTTCTACAATGTGAAGTGGCGTATGGAATTTCTCGGAGTACTCCCTACAACGCATCCGATAAATAGATTCAGTTGTTGGATCTATAGCACGGGCAATAGCTTTCAACCTGCATATTTCAAATAGATCGTAGAAGGAATTCATTTTCATTTAAAAAGACAACGGTGGGGTAGTAATTTTAGGAATTGGCACAACTTCCCCAATTCCAAACACTGCAGAGTTTGTAGGGACTCCAGTTCCACCCACTCCAACCACAGGATTATAGGTGGGGACACTAGAGGCCGAAATATATCCGTCAGGATGTCCAATGGTTGAAACAGATGCGCCATTAGATGGGTTACATCCAGAAGTAATAATCCATGGATTTATTCCTGGACCGGGATAGGGAGGTTGTTGAGTAGGATTATATGGTTCCTGAAAAGGATTTACCGGAGGATAGTAAACAGGAGCAACTTTAAGTCGTTCAACTTCACCCTTCAAAAAATTGATTAATTCATTTTGCAACTTGATAATTTGATTAAGATATTCAGTTTCTTTATTTTCAGTACTCACATTATTCCTCTCCCCTATTTTTCTTGTCGGCTAAGGCTTCGGCGCTTCTAATTGTGCTATCCAAAAGAGATTCTTTCTCTTTCTGAAGTCTTTCTTGGAACATGGATTCAGCTATCATGGCTTTCTCAAGCACCATTACTATAATATTTAGGTCGGGAATATTTCCAGCATAGCCAGAGTCTTGTAGGGTAGCAGTCCAGAATGGTGGAGATTTAATAATACGGTACTTTAATTCAACGAGAGCAAACGAAATATTCTTTTCTTTTTCACTGGCGTATTCTGGAAGGTTACCAAGCAAGCTACGATACTCTCTACCGGCCTCCAACATCTGGGTAGGGGTTAGGTAGCATTTAAATTCAAACGCTCCAGAATAGGATCCTAGGACTTCTCCTTGGCTTAAGGGAAGAACCCATTTGGCGGTATTTCCAGTGATGAGAATTTCGTTGTTATCCATATTGAGCCTCTATCGTATTTATTGAAGACGGATTTGTGCTTTTTTTAGAAATGATTTCAATTTAATTTTTCCTCTATTAAATAACCATATAATTAACCAAGAAATAAACCTTCTAATTCTCTAATTGTCGATCAGTCTTACTAGCCATATATCATATAAAATATTAGATATTTAATATATTATAATAAATAGTGAAAATAAATTATTATTACCAGGTTAAATAATTATAAAAATAAGAGATAGAAAAATTTTAAAAAAAATTGCTTTTAAATTTGCAATATGTTACCATACTAGGTATGTCAGATAAGTTGCCTGCAGGCTGTAATTGTTTTATCGTTCATTGTTGTGAACCCAATGTATTTAAGGGTGGCCACATGATTCGCCATAGGGATACCCTAGACATAGACTTAGCTATCCTCAATGTTCATTGTGAGACCGACAGTTATATAAAATTAAAAGTGTTGTATTTCAATAGAAACTACCAACAGGTAGTGGATCTTAAATCTACAGTGGTTAAGATCAAGGCTTCAGATAAGCATAAGTGGAGCTTTGTTAAGAAACATCACTACTGATTTTAATAGTCGGTTATTAGATATAATAATGAGAATTATTTTCCATCGATCAATTTTGTCAAAAGGCTCAAAATCCCCGTATGTTGAGTTTTAAGTTCATCTCTAAGATTGTCGATTTTTTCAGTTAAATTCTTGATTTCATTAGAATAAGATTCTTTTAAAAATCCAATATCTTTATAAATACTCTGCTTTTGAGTCTCTATTTCGGTTTCTAGTTTTTCAATTTTTTCTTCAAGTTCTACCTTAAACTTCTCAGTTTCACTACGGGCTTGAGAGAGAATGTCCTGTTTGTACTTCTCTTTTTTGTCGGCGGAATGCTTTATCCATTTTTTAACAGCGGTATAGACACCACCGATGGCCGTGATGGCTCCTGCAGCGGCTTCAAGTGCTATATTAGGGTCAATCATGGCAATTCCTCTCAGAATATAAGATTGGGACTAATTTTCCTATGATATATAGGGGTGAACAGGAGATTATTATGCCACAGTGGCTTGCAGATTTTTTAGAAGTGTTTCAGGATGTCAACAAAACGAGCCTAATGATAGGTTTGTTGATTTTAGCGTCTATTTTTCGCGTCAAAGGCTTTATTGATGGAGGCCAATTCGTTGAATTGATTAAAACTACCACCGTATCTTATTTTGGGACCAATACAGTAATTCATTTTACTAGTATGGTTAAAGAAGCTATTGCTAGTAAGTCAGTCCCTAAAACTCCATCAGAAGTCGTAAAAGACATTGTGGAGGCTCAATGAAACTAGTGATCGATAAACTTACCGAACACTTACGGAAAGACGAAGGATACTATTATGCTTGGCAAGCAAATATTGCTATGGCATTTTACGATGAGTTTCGTCGCTCTAAGCCTAAGAATCTAACCCAGGTTCATAAAACTGCAAATGAGGCCGCTAAAAACTTTTTAGATATGCTAATCAATTTAAACGAAAATTACGAGAAGTCAAAATATGTGGTTAAAGATTAAAGCGTTCTTTGTTGCTGTTGGAAGTGATTTCGCGGATACCTGGAAAAGGATCAAAGTCCTCGTATTTGCTATTGCTGGACTTATTGTTTACCTAGAATTCAGTAGGATCAAGGACGCTATCATTGCTTATAATGGGAAGAAAGAAATCGATTCTACCCAAAAACAAGATGACAAAACACAAGTTCAGGAGGATGCTAATAATAAACAGGCTGATGCCTTAGTCACTCAAGCGAACGCTCTACCCTCTCAAGAACAGCCGGTCACTGAAGACTGGAACACAAAGGAAAAACCATGAAAAAATTAATTGCTTGTATTTTATTGTTTGTAAGTTCAGCAAATGCTTTTGCAGATTGTGACTGGTCAACCATTAAGAAACTACCTGATGGTGGGTACGAATATACCCCAGCATTACATTTATGCGTAGGAAATTTAGTCCAAGACAATAAGACTAAAGATCTACAAATTGCAGATTTGAATCAGGCCATCACACTAAAAGACCTAGCCCTTAAAGAGTCAGACGATCGCGTGGTTTTATGGGAAAAAACTGCTGGGGATGAACTAGATCGATTGAATAAAATTTCTAATGACCAAAAACATAACGACTGGCTGTATTTTGGTTTAGGAGTAGCAACTACATTCTTAGCTGGATATGCAGCAGCTAAGTTGGCTGGGCGCTAACAGGTTTGAATCCTTTACTAACGACAAAGTTGTAAACGTCCTTAGGTGTCATCGTAGATGGATCGAAAGTACCATCATTTATCTCTACAAGAACATCCCCCACTAATTCCGAACATACAAAAGAACTCGCACTATAAAAAGGGTTCTTTACATTCTTACCGAAAAGCCTCATAAATAAAACCCAGGCAAATCCCACTACTTGGCCTACACCATAAGGTGAACCGCATTTATCGATAGCTCCCTGAACAACAGATTGTTTTGTTGAATCTGAAATTGGCACGACGAACTCCGCATATATGTCTTCTAAGCCATCAAACATTGTATCGCCAATAAAGTTCACTTTTAAACCACTAGCCTGAAATACAATCCAGCGATCTGTATAGGTATCGTAATATCTGACATAGGCATGCGAATAAGGCGACCAAGTAACTAGCCTGATTAACCAAGAAAACGGTTGGAATCCACCTTTAGGTCTAGAGAAACCAATCGTAATAGAGTCCATATTATGTTTCCCCACTTAAGTAGTTTTGCATTTGCGTAATATAAGAATTTAAAGTTTCTTGGGTTAACAATGCACTTGGTTGTATAGATTGAATTACTGTTAATGCGGTTGTTATAGAACCAGACATTAATAAAGACTGAATTGAAGCTAATTGCTGAGAAATTTGAATTACTTGGGAAACATTTAGTCCAGCCGCTCTATTGGCAGCACCAAATTGAGCAATAATGCTTATACCGAAACTCATATCTTTTAAAATTTGGTTTATGTTTTGTTGCGTTTGTGGTAATTCATTAACGTAAGAAGACATCAATGAATTTAATGTTGTTTGATCGTTAGATGAAAGGGCATCACTAAACCAAACCAATACAGACATAGATGGCCCACTACCTTCTCTTTCTAAATAAGAAAGAGGTGTCGAAATAGAACTAGATTGTATACTTGCAACTAACAAGTCTGGGTAGTCTATTTGTTGAGTGAATGGGTAACTAGTCATTGTAGGCATTATGCTAACCTCACTACATCAAAATTCAATCCTGTTACTGTAATAGTACCAGCGCTTGTAACGGCCTCGAGCGCAATTGCTTGACTACCGTTTACAGTTACTAATTTGTTGGTAGAAATTGTCATATTTTGAAAAGCATTTAAAGCTCCAGTACCAGTAGGCATCGCTGTTCTCTTTGTGTCTGCCTGAGCAGTTCCACCTACATATATCTGAAAAGTTAAGATATTGCCGGCAGCACTTGAGGCAGTGATGTTACCGCTGGCGATAACCAAATAAGTGCCCGCTACAGGAGTTACTGTGGCACTTCCTATGACTCCGACCGTAGTTGTAACTGTTATTGCAGCAGAGCTGTTTACTTCGTTGTTGTAAAGGCCAAATGCAAGGTTACCACCGTTGTCAACCAACGGCGCACCAGAGTTAACCCCAGGAGCGTTGATGTACTGGCCTTGAAATAATATAGAACCGTTAACCGGCATTAGGTTATCTCCTGAATACCAATATATGTAGTAGAGCCAGAAGTAATAGCGTACACAGCCCCGGTGCTGAACGAATACTCGTCCATCCAAAACTTCTCTCCAGGAAATAGAGTGAGTCCGTTTTGATAAGCAGCGGCGTTCCCGTTAAATCCCAAAGATATCTGCTGAGTAGCCGTCGTATTGCTTAAGTAAAGACCCTTTCTGTTTGCGTTTGCAGCGAGAATCAAAGTTGAGGTCGTATTAACCAAAGCAGTAGTAGGGGCAGAATAAGTTCTTGGAACTTTTGTGGAAACGAACTGCGCACCGTTTGCGTCTGATTGGTTATCAGCTCTTTGTCCGTTTGTGAAAGTCGGTAAGGTAGAGTTGTAAACCGCTGAGGTTTTTACTCCGTTACCAGAATCTGCCGTTCCGGAAGCAACGTTGCCGACAATCTGCTGGTTACCGTTGGCATCAACGGCCAGCGTTTGAGCGCTTCCAGAAGAAGCGTCCATGGTCACGTTAACGGTTCCAGAAGTATATGTAGATGCCCTGATCCTAACTTGGGTAAATCCGCCTGAACCTACGGTGTAAAGGTTGTTTGTCGTAAAAGAAGAAATATTTAATCCACCGTTTGGGTTTCCAACGGCAAGCGTGTACCAAATTCCGTCTCCAGATTGGCCTTCCATGACCAAAGTAGCAACCCAAGTACCAGATATCGAAGCGTTTACAGAACTAGTTCCGTTTGCTGCGATGACAACGGTTCCGTTCAAGGCTGTAATGGTTCCGGTGATGTTTTTGTCTGAATTAGTCGCTATCACCTTGACGTTTGTAAGAAGGTTTGCGGCGTTATCTAGTTGTAAAGGGGAGCTGTTACCGGATGAAATGGTAGTAGGCGTTGTATTAAACTGACCAAGAACAGCGATAGCAGATGCGGGCGTCGTAACGTTTTGGGTAGTTAAGGCATCGATGATCCCGGTAACACCAGAAACGCGTAAACCACCAGAGGTATTTAAAGACAACGGCTGGTTAGTTGCGGTAGAGTACGTGGGCACCGCGGTGGTTACGGCACCATAACCCAGCGTGTTTAAGTTTGCTGGGTTAAACTGAACGGCCTCTACGTTTGCCACGGCAGCCGACGTGTTTATGACCACGGTCGCTGTTCCTGACGTATATGCTGTCATCACAGCTTGGATGCTGGTGAAGCCAGCGGACAGCGCAATTCTGACGCCGCCGTTGGTCGTAAAGCCGGCTGCTGTATAAGCGTTTGTCTGACCGCCTTGAACCGCTGTTAACGGAACAAACGTTACCCCGTCAACACTTCCTTGGAACTGGATGGTTCCTACCCACGTGCCGCTTATTCTTGCATAAGCAGATGAAACGTCGTTTATAGGTAGGTTTACTAACGTGTTTAACGCTGTCAGCGTACCAGTTATAGAAGAGTCTGGCTTTATAGTATATAAGGAGGTTCCCGCGGTGTAAAGCGGCGACCCTAGCGCGTTTCCGTTACCGTCCGTGTTGTAGGCGGTGACCAAAACGTTTGCTGCACCGCTCGGGTTATAGATCTGAAGTTGATGAGGATAAGCTGCAGAGTTCCAGCTTACGGTAGCTGTACCAGAGGTCCATGCCGTCGCGATGACTCGAACCTGAGCATAGCCGGCGCAGTTAAGCTGAGCGGTCGTGTTTACGGTTGTCGTGCTGGTCGTGTATGAGCCAGTGGTCCCTAAGTAAACATAGACAGTGCTCCAGTTACCGTCGCCGTTCTGTGCTTGGAACGTAAGTGTCCCCACCCAGGTTCCAGTAACGTTAATAAAAACGCTGCCGTATCCGCCGGTCGTTGCGACGACCTGCTGGTTGACAGCGGCTATAGTTCCGTTGCCTTGCAGAGACCCGGCCTGAGACGTAGATGAGAGCGTTTCAGACGCGCTTAGGATGCAGCTTGCGGTTCCGCTCGTGTAGGACGTGACGATGACTCGGACGTTGGTAGAGCCACCGACCGGAACAATACCTAGTATGGTTAAGACGTTGGCAGAAGAAAAGGAGTATGAGTTGGTGATGTTTCCGGTAGTGGGGTTTAAGAAGTTACATGTCACCCAGCTTACACCGCCGTCTACGGAGCACTGAGGTGTTATGGTTCCGATAAAAGTACCAGCAGCCATCTGAAAACCTACTGTCTGTAGGCCTGTCATTGCTATAGAAATGCTGGCGCTCAAAGCACCAAGCGCTACTGGCGCTATCGTCGTGTTTGGTACTTGTACGCTTAAGAGCTGCTGCCCTGCGTAACCGTTGCTGGCTGACGATATCGCGTTTCCAGAGCCGTCGTATAAGTTCGACGCGGTTCTTAAGGTCTGTGCTGATGTGGCACCCGCACCGAATGTTGCTGCACCGGTGGCGTTGCCTATCTGTGAAGCGGTTCTAAGAGTGTTGGCACCTACGGTGCCATAATTGTGGTCTTCAGCTAATGTCCCTTGTGTGGTTGGAGCAATGATGATGCGACCGCTAGAATCCAATTGAATTGCGGATTGCTGAGTATTGGTAAGAGTCGGTAAAGTTGAGTTGTATTGGCCGCCTATTAAATCGGAATAGGTCGCAGCAGTACCGGCAGTTACCGATCCTGCGGTAATTTGATGGACGAGCATATTCCCATTAGAATCCGCATTTACTGGATAAGTGGGAACGCTAGATAGATTTAGTCCAGTAAGACCTACTGGTAGGTTTGAACTAAAATCGCCCATATTTTTTTAACCATTAGGTAATTTGGTTACCTTCGATAGTGACGTATGCATTAGATGCGCCAACGTCAATATTGAAGACTTGTACTGTTACAGTGTTTCCTGCAACAATAGTTGGAGGAGCAGTAACCGTGAGATCAATATTTGGATTTGAAGAACTATTGAAAGCCGTAAATATTGCTGTTCCGTTATTAGATACAATGATTTTAATTCTAACTTCAGCACTTACAAATACACGCTCTAAGCTGAATGTATGGGTAGCCGGAACAGTATATGTTGCGGTAGCATTTCCAAGAACTGCAATGCTAGTCAGGACTGTAAAGTTCTGAATCGGAGTACCAGAAGAAGCAGAAGTGATAGTTACTGGTACTGGATTAGATAAGGTAGCGGGAGAACCTGAAACATAGATATTTGCATTAGTAGCACCAATGTTATTGGTACCTGCAGGGAGTGGGGTCGCTAAATCGACTTTTAAATTACCATTAACATCTAATTGAAGAGCCGCTTGTTGTCCTGTAGTAAGAGTCGGTGCAGAACTATTATATTGACCACCGGCAAGAGATGAATATGTACCAGCAGTACCACCAGTTACAGAACCATCCGATTCATCCTGAGTAACCCACGGAGATGTGGATTGGGTAACAGCTACAGTACCAGATACAACCCAAGGAGAAGTTGATTGGGTAACAGGAATTGCACTTTGATTAGAAGCAATTGTAACCGGAATAGATGCAGACATTGTAGTCTGACCTAAAGCAATTGCGGATCCACCAACTTCAGTTAGATTCGTAGTCCAAGGACCACCAGCTTGAGTAACAGCACCGATCGTGTTACTACCAGCAGGAATTGGAGTTTCTAAATTTACTTTTAAATTACCAGAAGCGTCACCTTGCAATGCTGCTTGCTGACCATTGGTAAGAGTGATACCGCTTGATTCATATACTAAGCCACCCAACATTGATTTGGTACCGGCTGTTCCAGGAGCAACAGAACCGTCTGCTAAATCAGAAGTAATCCATGGAGAAGTTCCTTGGTTTACAGAACCGATAGTTGCAGATCCTGCAGGTAATGGAGAATTTGGTGAGAAGGCCACAACAAGTGCGGTATTGGTTGCAATTGCTGATGTTGAAGCAGGAAGGACCGTAGCCAATTGAGTTGTTGGATTGGTACCGTCTCCAATTTTAATAATAACATCATCTGGAAGCGATTGTCCTGGATACTGCGACCGAATTGGAAGTTCACTACTGTAATCTGACATAAAGATCTCCTATTATTCTGCTGCTAAAGCGGCCTTTAATTTTTCTTCTAATTCTTTTTCTGATGCAATAGACACATCTATACTTTTTTGAATTCTAGCAATAGTATCTTGAAGTTCAAGTACACGTAATTCTTGATCTTCTTTACCCAAAATTACTCTTTTTAAGTCAACTTGTAATTTTTTAATTTCATATGGAGTCATAGCATCGCCTTTTCATAAAGATTGCAGTTGTTTGTTTTTAAGCTGGAAGAACTAGAACTTGAATCCGACCCTCAAACGAGGCCGATGAAGCTCTAAAATTATAAACCTGAACCTGTATAGTTTGACCAGCAGGGATAATTAAACCTGAGTCATTTCCAGTAGTAAAATTAAATTCCCCTGTATAATCACCAGCATAGTTAGTTCTGGCAGTAGCCTGTACAGCCCCATTAATGAATAAATCGTATCTGGCAATGTTTTCTCCAGAAAACGCAGCTCTTTGGAATACTGCTTGCATGCCTGCTGGGACAGTGTAACTCACTATAAAGGAGGTAATTCCTCCTGCTAAAGTTACCTCGCTATAAGTATTGACAACAGTTGAGTTTGGGCTAGGGACCGCTTCTACAATTACATTAATTGACCCGTCAGGGTTGACGGTCATTGTATTGCCACCCTCGATAATAGAGACGGCCCCTATACTTATGCTTCCTTCGAGGGCTACAGGAAGAGGGTTTGAGTTATTGTAGTGATTCCCGTACTCATCTACCGGAATCGTTCTCCAGGCGTCTACAGGATCGTTTTCATAGGTTGCTAGGAGTCTAGCTTCCATGGGAACTGTTTGTTTAGGCTGTTCCGCAGCGGAAATGGTGGATAGTGTAGCAGTCGTAAACATGCTCACGTCTACATTGTGGTCCATCCCACCTTTTGTAGCGCCAACCCACAAGGTTGTAGAATCCACAACTCTCTTGATATAAACTGTTAATTTGGTAGGAGTATTATTTGCAAGCGTGGCTTGCATCTGGACATAAAAGCCTGAACTATCAACGACTTGTACGACACCCTCTGTGCTACCATTTGCGGTAAGCGATACAGGTGGAACCGCATTATAATTGCGTTCTGTAGCCATTTTCCATTTTCCTTAACCTAGAATCATGACCCATGCCATGAAGCTGATGTAGTTAAGATTGCTTGTAATTAATTGTTAAGAGGTCCAGGAAATCTGAATTCTTGGTGGGCCTGGATAAGCGTGATCGAAGAAGGGGTTTATGTATCCTGGAGGGAGCACTTCTGGAAATCCCGGCACAAATGATGGATTGTAGCCATATACAGGATAAATTGGGAAAAGTACGGCATATCCCAAGTTAGTAAAATAAGTCTTAACGTAGGCCGAAGTCACCAAAGGCGGTAATACTGGCTGTACAAGGAATAGACCGTTAGATATAGCCTGATTGATTAAAACGGTCGTAGCAGCTATGAATTCGCTTTGGGCAGCAGCCACATCAGCTGTATTGGTTGCTGTAGATTCTGTATTTGCAGTTGATGCGTTCGGTAAATTAACCATATTTATAAGATTGGACTAAGAGATAAGCTTATTTCCTTTAGAGACATTCTCGTGTCCCGTTAAGATCTGCAGATTCCAAGGAACATGAAGACCTCTTATATTCTTACCCTGAATAGGAACAATATGGTCTACATGATAAGAAATTCCGGTAGTTTTACTTAAGTCGTTTGCTTTTATGTAAAAATTCTCTATTTCCATTAATTGATCTGCCGTTAACCATTTAGGAGTGGCTTCAACCTTTAAAGCTCGACGTTTAGCGATCCTAGCGTTTTTTCTGCCCTGATTAAGCCTATCATATGTGGCGTTTCTATTATCTATTAATTTCTTGTTTTTAGCGTAATATACTGACATATATTCAGCTTTTTTTATAGCAATTTTTTCTTTATTTTTTAGGCGATACTCTAGATGCTGTAGGGCAATTTTTTCCTTGTTTTTTAAGCGATATTCTGCCCTTTGGGAATTTATTCTTTTCTTATTTTCGTGTTGATAAATAGCATTTTTATTTAAGATTCCATCTTTGTTTTTCTTATAATGTATTGATTTATAAATCCTACAACATTCTTTACACCAAGAATTCAATCCATCTTTCGTAGTCTTTAGCTTATCGAATTCCGATAGTGGCTTTACTAAATTACATTTTTTGTTAGAACAAGTCTTTAAATTAGGGTGAGCAATTGACATATATCTAAGATTATATCATATTACAATGACTTACAACAAAAAAGCCCCATATAATTAAATATATGGAGCTTAAATATTAAATATTTTAATATCCGATTAAGGAAGAGAAACTGCGCCTGCTTCAGAATCGTTAGGAGCAGATTCATCAGTAACAGCGATACCTTTATAGGTAAGGTTGATCTTGCTGGTTGCACGAGATTGAAAATTATTCGAATTGGTATCAGGAAGACATCCAATAATTGTAGCCATAGAAGCTCCAGTTGGGTTTTCACGGTCAGCAACGGTAATTGTAACTGGTCCCAAACCAAGTAATTGATTCAAGGTAGGGAATTGTCCAAGAGCTTTCACTCCGTATCCATAAACCCTAAAACCTGTACAAGCAACGTTAACTGCATTGTAGCTTACCAAAGTAATTTCATCTGGTGAATAACGTCCAAGAAGATGGATATCTTCAGAAGAAATACTTTCACTGATTTGACAAGAATCAAAAATACCAATTACGACTGGTCCAGATCCATTGTCAATCGATACAACTGATCGACCACCGGTAATAACTTTTGATGCTGCAGCGGAAATTCCGCCCCGTCCACTGTCATCTATAATTGCCATAAACTATCTCCTTAAAATCTATTATGAAGCAGATTGTGTAACTGCACTAAGAGCAAGATTGATTGCTACGAAGTAAATGCTGGTTGTTAATTTTGCTTCCACATTCACATACATTGAGGGAGCCGTAATTTGGATACTTGCATTCTTGTATCCAAGTGGCGCATCACTTGAAGTGGTAGTCATTTTCAGTTTTTTGTAATAATCAAAACGTTGTTGCAGGAAACTTAAAGCTGAAGCAGCAGAAACGTCCGCTACAGACTTACCAACGATCGCAGTTTGGAAACTTTGTGCCAAGTCAAGAGATAAAATATCAGAAAGATAAACTGATTGAATTGAATTGTATACAAAGTTTTGGTCGAGTCCGTAAGTAGTTTGATCTGATACCCAAAGAATGCCTGAAGTGTTTTGAGCAAGAACTAAAAGTCCTGCAGTCAAAGCATCAGAAACATCATCTGGATCACCAGAGTTATAACCAGCAGGATCTTGGAACGAAATTGCGTTCGTCAAATGATTGCAAATTGATTTGTAGAAACCTGCAGTCTGCATCCCAGCAGCCAAACAAGCAGCATACCAAGGCAAGAACAAGGTACTATTACCCAAAGAGTTAATTTGTGTAACTTGCTGACAAGTCAAATCACAACGATAACTTGCAAGTTCTTGAGCTTGAACTTTGCAATTTGCATAAGTATCGTTGATCGATAAAATTGCAGTACGATTGCGTTTCAAAGTAGGAGTTGAATATTGAATACAATGAGATTTTAGCAATTCATTGATCGCATTAATCGTATAGGTAGAAGATGGAGAAGTATTGCCAGCAGCGATGTCAGCAGTTGCATCTTGAGAAAATAAAGGAACAATAATGTTCACTTGAATTCCAGCAAATTGGGCAATTGCATTCACGATATCAGCAGCGAGAGTCGGTCCGAGCAATCCACCTGAAAGATAAGCAAGAGCAGCAGGATCTGGAAGACCAGCAACTGCCGTTGAAGTAAAGTTAACCGCAGTAGAGGTTGAGAGAGCGGCTTCGAAAGCAGCAACAGAGTTTTTGATACGACCTGGCTGAACATCTGCGGTAGAAGCGATCCCAAGAGCAGTTACTTGATCTAAAGCAGAAGTAGGATTTGAATTTACTGAAGAATTGTAACTAGCCGAATAACCTGGTTGAGAATTAATGTAGGCCGCAAGTTGACCAATAGTGGTGAATTGATTTAATTCTATAGATAAATTTGCTCCAATTCCACCAGTTACAGTAGTAGTTAATGTAGTAGCATTAATGGTAACAGTTGCAGTTGTTCCTTCATAGCCCATAGAAAGAGCGATTACTGGAGAAATATTAAGAGTCTCATTAAGACCAGTGCTAGAATTAACGATTTGAACTTCAACCGCTGGTTCATCCGAAGAAGTATAGAGACCTGAAGAAAATCCTAATGCAGCCAAATCACCTGGAGTCGAATCGATTAACTCAAACGATTTTCCGAATCCTTCGCTATAAGCAGCAGCATCGGCTGGAAGACTGATAGAAACAGTATTTGGAGCAGTTCCAGGAGCAGCAACTAAAGTTGTAGCCATTGCTGTGAAAGTAGCATTTAATGAAGTTACCAATGTCGCAACGTTAGTAATTGTTCCTGTAGGAGTAATTACTATGGAAGGACCACCATTTACCCGAACAGTAAAAGTAGCACCAGAAAGACCACTGTATGAAGTGATAGTATTTCCGGTAATGGTTGGAGCAACTTCAGCTTGAAGTGCGGTAGTGGTGTAACTATATTGATTTCCACCGGATCCATAGTTTGAAGCAACTAATGTCCCATAAGTAGAAGCAGAATGGGTCAACATGAAAGCAGATGCTTCACGACCTCTATTTGTTTTACAGATATAAATTGAAGATGGAGCACCGGTAATATCTGGATCATTGCTTGAAGCACATAAAGCTGCGAAACCATCAACGATTGGACCTGAACCATAAATACTTCTAACGGTATTTAAGGCAGAAGGACCAAAAAAGTTATTGGCTAATGTTGTAACGGTATAATCAGGACCCGCACTAGCTTCGCCCATGATGAGGACGACACCTGAGGTAGCCAAGCCAGATGCATTTGAAATCACCTGAGTGTTGGTATAGGCACCTGGGACATTTGTGTTTAACCACGGAGTAACAATTCTTTGTGACATTTTTAATATCTCCTATTACTTAATCTTTTTAAGCCCGAAGTGAGCTAAGCCATTAGCAAAACTTTCTGGCGTATCCATATTGATTGCTTTTAAATGTAGCCAAAGCGCTTTTTCAATAGATTTGGCTTTTTGATATTTGGATTTATTTGCGGCCCAAAAAATACGAAAAGCTTCTCTCTTTTGATCTTCATTTAAAACTTTTGGAGTTGGCTTATAAAGCGAAGTTCTCCATTGACGGGCTTCTTCTAAGCTCATTTCGTCTGATTTAAATTCTTGTTGTTTCTTTTCCTTAGCCATCTTATTATCCTGGTAACTTTGGTTTTGACATTTGATGAATTTGATTCAAAGTAGCTTCATGAATACTTTTAGCGCCTTGTTTTGCTTCTGCCGCACCTTTAGGAGTAGAAAATTGTGCATTGCGAACCATATTTCCGGCTTCGCTCATTCCGCCACTACGACCGTTATTTCCGGTTTGATTAATACCAGTTTGATTTTGATTGCTTTCAGTTGTTGCGCGAACATTACCGGTTTTTCCACTCATTTTAGAAGCATCTTCACTGAGTACGCCTTTACGAGCTTCTTCACTTTTATCCATCTCTTTAGACTTTTGACCTTTTTTGTGCTCCATGCGTCCCATAAACTTAGCCAGCTTAATGTGACCTCTCATTTGTGGCTCTGCATGTGCTGGATCTGAATTCTTCTCTTCATGTTCCTGAACATCTTGCTCTACTTTTTCACCAAGGTCCGCATCTGCTTTTGCATCAGGATTTTGCCCTTGTTCATCGGATTTATTCATTTTTGCTTTAATAGCGCCATCGATTTTGTCGGCACTCTCTTCAGAATAGCCTTCACGTTTCAATTTGGAATGAATTTTAGCCCAATCCCCTTTAGCTAGGCTAGAGGATTTATAGAGTTCTTCGGCTTTTTTAAGAACTAAAA